TTACTCATCTAATTCTTTTTTCTTCCGTGCGGTAATTTTCATATGATATCGGTTCATTTTTTCAACCATAGCCTTCACTTTATTATCAATGTCTGTACAAACCACATCAAATTGTTGATTTACTTCCAAATTCGTATATCGCAATACCTGAATTCCCATTTTGGCTAGAAATTCCGTGCGCTTTTGATCATATACCCTTGCAGCATCTTCATAATGTTGACTGCCGTCCAATTCAATGGCCAGCTTTAATTGGACACAGTAAAAATCAACGATATATTCTCCGATTACTTTTTGCCTGCGCCATCTGATCCAGTAGCCGCGGAGGAAGTTGTACCATAGTTTCCTCTCTTGCTTGGTCATGTTTTTCCGTAATTCTCGGGCATTGTTCATCAGTTCTTTGTGTCGTTCTGTCTGCGTATATTCCATAATTCTTACTCCTTTGCGCATAGATATCCTCATAGTAACGAAACAAATAGGGGCTGTCTATAGCTTGAGAACGAACGGGAAGAATGGGCATAGGAACGGGAAACGGGTACTATTTTAGGCAGTAGTTATCGACTTGCTGACTAGATTGTTCTGCACTACAATCCTTGATTCTCTCAATTCCCAATTTTTATGAGTGCAGGATTTATCATCAATAAATTCCCAGTGTACCAATTCACGCCCATACCTTGTTGTAAACTCCATCCGCCGGCTAATTCGCCGGCACCTTCCTCTTCTACAGTGCGTGCCAAGCAGCGCACTGTTAAGGGGAAGGCAGCGGCCTTCGGCCGAAATGCTGGGAAAGGTCTGCTTGAAATTGGGTTTTACGTTTCTCATTCGGGTATTATGATTATCAATTGGTCAGTGCAGATTCAGCTCATAACGCCTGGTTTAAACCAGTTACTAATTCTTTTCAGCAGATTTTAGCGGCCACCGGCCGCTTGCCTTCTCCGCCCCACAGTGGTGCAAGGCGGGGAAGGTGCCTGACGCCAGGAAGGCGGTTGGGGCGGTCCAGGCATTATGATTTCAGTAGTGAACTACTGGAATACATGACTTAGCCCTCCGGGCATCCTGGTGTTGAACCCCAACCTTGTTCCGCTTCTGCACTGGGGGCGGAACGTTCCTTCCCCTTCTACAGTGCGTGCCAAGCAGCGCACTGTTAAGTGGAAGGCAAAGGCCTTCGGCCGAAATTCTAGGAGAGGTAGGCTTGATATTGGGATTTACGTTTCTCATTCAGGCATTAGGCTATTTACCCAGGCGTTTGCGGCCACCGGCCGTCTGCCTTACCCTCCTATTCCCCAGCTACTAGAGGCGCAGGGGGGCGGCAGACGGGGGCTCCCCCTCCCGATCAATACCTTCATCTTGATTCCTCAACAGCTTGAAGCCTCCCATTGTCCCGGGCTTCAAGCTGTTGGTATTTTCCTTATTCTTTTAGCTCCACCGTATATTACATTTCCTCTCTGCTTTTTCCTCTCCCAACTAATGTACACCTTCAGTACAATTGACGAATTCCTCAGCCACTAGAGGTGCAGGGGGGCGGCAGACGGGGGCTCCCCCCGCAATCAATACCTTCATCTTGATTCCTCAACAGCTTGAAGCCTCCCGCTGCCCCGGCTTCAAGCTGTTGGTATTTTTCTTTAATCCTCCAATTCTACTGTATTTCTCCCTTTCCTCCAATCGATTCCTCTCCCTACCACTGTACACACCTTTAGTATAATTGACGAATTCCCCAGCTGCTAGGGGCGCAGGGGGGCGGCAGACGGGGGCTCCCCCCGCAATCAATACCTTCATCTTGATTCCTCAACAGCTTGAAGCCTTCCGCTGCCCCTGGCTTCAAGCTGTTGGTATTTTTCTTCATTCTTCCAATTCTACTGTATTTCTCCCCTCCTTCCAATCGATTCCTCTCTCAACTACTGTACACACCTTCAGTACTATTGACAAATTCCTCCTCCTTTGCTATGATTATCATGCAAACAATACCTAGGTAGGGTATGTGGAACAATCAATCTTGTCATTTTGTCCCACTCTTTCTTCTCTCTTTCTTCCCTGCCTTTCATTTCGACAAATCCTTTTTCGATTTGTCCGTCAAGGAGGTCTTTTCCGTGAAACAATATATGGTAACGGGTATGACGTGCGCCTCTTGTCAGGCGCATGTGGAGAAGGCGGTGGCTGCCGTCCCCGGGGTCAAATCTGTGTCGGTATCGCTTTTGACCAATAGTATGGGGGTGGAGGGTTCCGCTGACGATGCGACCATTATTAAGGCCGTGGAGGATGCTGGCTATGGTGCTTCTGTCAAGGGTGCGCAGACCCAGAAGCAGGGGGTAGCTGAGAAGCTGGCGGCGGACGAGGAGGCGCTGAAGGATCATGATACGCCGAAATTGCGCCGGCGGTTGATTCTTTCCTTGGGCTTCCTGGTAGTGCTGATGTATCTCACCATGGGGCACAATATGCTGAACTGGCCGGTGCCCGAGCTTCTCTCCGGGAATCTGCCGGGGCTGATGCTGACCCAGGTGTTCCTGGCTCTCATTGTCATGGGCATCAACCGGGCGTTCTTCATCAGCGGGTTCAAGTCCCTGATGCACGGGGCTCCCAATATGGATACGCTGGTTGCTTTGGGCTCCTCGGTTTCTTTCCTGTGGAGCACGGCGGTGTTCTACAATATTTCCTATCTCATGAGTCAGGGCGCTTCCTACGCCCAGCTGCTGCCGCTGTACAAAGGGGATTTGTACTTTGAAACGGCAGCTATGATTCCTTCCTTGATTACCTTAGGGAAGATGCTGGAGGCCATGTCCAAGGGCCGGACCACGGATGCCCTGAAGGGGCTGATGAAGATGGCTCCCAAGACAGCGGTGCTGCTCCGGGACGGCCAGGAGGTTACGGTCTCCATTGATGATGTGCAGATCGGCGACATTTTCGCCGTGCGCCCTGGGGAAAATATCCCTGTGGACGGTGTGGTGGTCAAGGGTTCTTCTGCGGTAAACGAATCCGCCCTGACGGGCGAAAGCCTGCCGGTGGACAAGAACCCTGGGGACAAGGTTTCCACCGCCACCATGAACCAATCCGGGTACCTGGAATGCCGGGCTACCCGGGTAGGGGAAGACACCACCCTGAGCCAGATTATCAAACTGGTCAGCGATGCGGCGGCCACCAAGGCCCCCATTGCCCGGATTGCGGATAAGGTTTCTGCAGTATTCGTCCCCACCATCATCGGGGTGGCCGTGGTCACCACCTTGGGCTGGCTGTTTGCCGGCGCACCGCTGGGTCAGGCCATTGCCCGTGGGATTGCGGTGCTGGTTATCGCCTGCCCCTGCGCCCTGGGCCTGGCAACCCCTGTAGCCATTATGGTGGGCAGCGGCGTAGGTGCCAAGAACGGTATCCTGTTCAAAACCTCCCAGTCCCTGGAAGCTGCCGGCAAGGTCTCCATTGTGGCCTTGGATAAAACCGGTACCATTACCAAAGGGCAGCCCAAGGTAACGGATATTGTGCCCGCCCCTGGCTATACCAAAGAAAGTCTGCTGCAGCTGGCCTATGACCTGGAACAAAAATCCGAGCATCCGCTGGCCAAGGCTGTGGTAGAAGAAGCGGATAAAAACGGCCTGAAGGCTGAAAACGTAGATGATTTTAAAGCCCTGCCCGGGAACGGGCTGGAAGTGACTCGCGGCGGCGAGAAACTGGTAGGGGGCAGCCTGACCTACCTGCGCTCCCTGGGGGCGGCAACCCAGAAACTGGAAGCCAAAGCGGCTGAACTGGCCTCTGACGGGAAAACCCCGCTGCTGTTTGCCGCAAATGGCAAGGCTGCCGGCCTGATTGCCGTAGCCGACGTCATTAAGGAAGACTCCGCCAAAGCCATCAAGGAACTGCAAAACATGGGCATTACCGTGGTCATGCTGACCGGGGATAACGAACGCACTGCCGAAGCCATTGGCCGTCAGGCCGGGGTGGACAAGGTAGTGGCCGGCGTCCTGCCGGAAGGCAAGGAAGCCGTGATCCGCAAGCTCCAGCAGTTTGGCTCCGTAGCCATGGTAGGGGACGGCATCAACGACGCCCCGGCCCTGACCCGGGCTGACATTGGTATCGCTATTGGCGCCGGTGCCGACGTGGCCATTGATTCCGCTGATATCGTCCTGATGAACAGCCGCCTGTCCGATGTGTCCGCTGCTGTCCGGCTGAGCCGGGGCACCGTTACCAACATCCACGAGAACCTGTTCTGGGCCTTCTTCTACAACGTGATCTGCATTCCCCTGGCCGCCGGCCTGTTCTCCTACAAGATGAACCCCATGGTAGGCGCCGCCGCCATGAGCGTGTCCAGCTTCACCGTGTGCATGAATGCTCTGCGGCTGAACCTGTTCAAGCTCCATAACGCCGGTCACGATAAGAAACGGAAAAACGATGCCAGAGAAGCCGTTCTGAAAGAACAGCTGAACCCCGCCCCTGCAACTGCCTGCCCTGTGCCAGCAGCCCCTGTGAAACTCCAGGGAGCACCCCTGCCGGAACAGCCTGCCCAGGGCCAAACCATTACCCTGAACGTAAAAGGCATGATGTGCGCCCATTGCGAAGGCAGAGTGAAGAAAGCCCTGGAAGCCTTGCCGGGCGTAGTCAGCGCAGCCCCCAGCCACGAAGCCGGGAATGCGGTAGTAGTCACCACCCAGCCCCTGGATGACGCTGCCGTGAAAGAAGCTATTGCCAAGGCCGGGTATGAATACCTGGGCCAGGTAGAAGCTCCTAAAGAAACTACCATTACCCTCAACGTGAAAGGCATGATGTGCGCCCATTGCGAAGGCAGAGTGAAGAAAGCATTAGAAGCCCTGCCGGGCGTAGTCAGCGCAGCCCCCAGCCACGAAGCCGGGAATGCTGTAGTGGTCACCACCCAGCCCCTGGATGACGCTGCGGTGAAAGAAACCATTGCCAAGGCCGGGTATGAATACCTGGGCCGGGCCGAAGTTCCTAAGGAAACTACCATTACTCTCAACGTCAAAGGAATGATGTGCGCCCATTGCGAGGGCAGAGTGAAGAAAGCCCTGGAAGCCCTGCCGGGCGTAGTCAGCGCAGCCCCCAGCCACGAAGCTGGGAACGCTGTAGTGGTCACCACCCAGCCCCTGGATGACGCTGCGGTGAAAGAAGCCATTACTAAGGCCGGGTATGAATACCTGGGCCATGCGGCATAAGCGAATACGAAATAAGAAAGCCGTCTGATGAGGAGAAATCCCTTGTCAGGCGGCTTGTTTTATGTAAGCATTAAACGAGTACCGGCCCCGCATTGGCAGATTCAAAACACACCCTGCCCGTCAACACCCAACGCCCTTAATTTGCTTTATTTTCTTATTCGTGCTACAATCTTTACATATACTTTACAAATTTTGGTATATTTCGAATCCAATTAGAACAAGGAGTGTTGGTAGGCATTTGAATTTTGGGGAGAAGCGAGAAAATTTACGCAAGGCGGGGGTATTCTGTATTGTTTATATGCTCCTGCTGTATGTGATCCTTTCCTTAATTACAGGGGCACCGTATCTGCATGGGTTTCGATATGTCTTATTTGCGGCATTGTTAAATGCCTTGGCTGGGTATTATTGGCATTATGATACTCGCTACCTGGGAATTACGGCATTTATGACGTTCTTTTTGACTTCAGGTTCCTGGGTGCAGCTGCTGGATCATGCCCAGCTGACACCTTATATGGTACTGGGAAATGTATCTTTTGCCGGGGCTCTCTGGGCAGGACTGCTGCTCTTTTGGGTATTTATGCGGCAGGCAGGGAATACCCTGGGGGTATCGCTGCTGGGAAAATGCATCGGCAATGTTCTTCTTGGGGCAGGGCTCTTGGTATTATCCTTATTTAATACCATATTTTGGGGCTATTTTGCCATAAGCCGGCATTATCTGCGGCCGGATATTGTTATGACCGTCTACCAGACCAACCTGAAGGAAGCCTTGGATTACCTTAGCTCTCAACCTATGTCCCACCTGCTGTTGGTGGTGCCGGTGCTGTTCTTGTTCGGGCTGGGATTCTATAAAATTCTGCACTATTTATGCCAAACAGGAAGCCCTTCCAAGCACAGCCAAAAATTCACCAAAGGCAGCCTGGTGCTGCTTCCGGTGTGCCTTCTACTTATACGGCTGATTCTTTTTATGTCCGGCCAAACAACGGCCCAAAGTTTTCAGCGCTACGAACCCTTTCGGATTATTATTGCGGTGCAGGATTCTGTCCGCAGCTATCAGGACTTTGCTGCCAATAAGGCCAAACGTCAGGCACAGTTGGCCCAATTGGGAACGCTCCCGGTAAGCCCCGGCCATCAGGGCCTGTACGTGCTGGTCATCGGCGAATCCAATACCCGGGACCATATGGGGGTATATGGCTATGCCCGGGCAACCACGCCATTTCTTAGCCAACTGGCCCAGGAAAAGAAAGCCATGATTTTCCCCCATGCCTATTCCAACCATACCCATACCGTGCCTACCCTGACCTATGCCCTTACCGAGAAAAACCAGTACAACCAGGTAAAACCGGAAGACGCCTATTCCCTTACGGAAGTGGCCCAGGCCGCAGGCTTTTCCACCTACTGGTACAGCAACCAGACCCGGTATGGCGCTTGGGCTACCCCGGTTACGGAAATAGGCTCTACCGCCCAGCATCAGGTCTGGCTCAACGGAGAAATCGGAGAGAGCAGTTATGCAGCCTATCATGATGGCCTGCTGGTGGAAAAAGCCGCCAAAGACCTGTCCCAGGCAGAGAACGCACTGATTGTCATCCATCTTAAAGGAGAACATACCAAATACCCTGACCGCTATCCAGCAGAATTTGCAAAGTTTACCGGCAGTGCCAATCCTAGGGTGGACCAGTACGACAATGCAGTCCTATACACAGATGATGTCCTGAAGCAGATTTACCAACTGGCCAGTAAGAATCCCCATTTCCAAGGTCTGGTGTATTTCTCTGATCACGGCGAAGAAGTAGAGCAGGGAAAGAGCCACGAGAGCACCAAATTCACCCCGCCCATGAGCCATATTCCCTTGATTTTGGTACTGTCCCCTACCTACCAGCAGCAGAATCCTGCTTTGTACCGGACCCTTACCCAGCAACGGCAGAATTATTGGACCAATGACCTGGCCTATAACCTGCTGGTGGAGCTGATGGGCATTCAGAATCTCCCTCTGACAGAACTACAATTTACTTTAGGCAACCCAGCTTATGACAGGAATCAAGAAAATTTACGTACCCTTCATGGGGAACGGAAACTGGAGTAAGTGAAAATGTAATTGAACAGCAAAAGAAATGAGATAAATATGCTGTCTGACAAAAACTATTTCGTTTGTCAGACGGCTTTTCATAGAAATTGACAAAACTTCTTACTGGATAATTAATAAGGATTGAAAATGGCCTGTTTCCTTGTAAAAGCCAGCCTAAAAGGGTATAATTTTTTATATACGCTTTTTATACATGGGGTATTAAGGAAAATCTGTTAAAGGGGAGAATCGACTATGACCGCAGCTGAGAAAACCATGTCTTCCTCCAGCTCTTTTATTCATCACCATTTGAATTACTTTTTGCCGGCGGTGTTTACCATTACCGACTGGCTGTTTATATTACTGGCTGAGTCTTGTGCATATTCCCTGCGAAACTGCATTATGGGCAGCCAGTATTTTCATATTGCCTGGGCCAATTTCTACCTGGTATTTCCGCTGTCGTTCATCCTGTTTTTCCGGCATGCCCAGGTGTACCAGCGCCGGATGGCCTTTTGGAAAATGCTCCAGCGGATGTTTGATGCCTGTACCTACGCTATCATTTTTATTATCTTCTTTATGTATGCCACCCATATTGCAGCCAGCACTTCCCGACTGTTTGTAGGACTGTTCTGGATTCTGTCCTTTGTCTTTGCGGCCATTTCCCGGTACATTATGACCTGGGTCCTGGAATGGGCCGGGGTGGGCCGGATTCCGGTGCTCCTGGTAGGCGGCGGTAAAACCGCCCGGCTGCTGCTGCGGGGGCTGCGGGAGGACATTGGCATGGCCTTTCATATTGTAGGCTATGTGGATGATGGAGGCCCCCAAAAGGAAAACGTAGGGGATTTGCCCTACCTGGGCACCTTCCACGATATCCCGGAAATTATCCAACAGACGGAGGTCCAGGACGTATTTATTGCGGCCCCTGGGCTGCCCCCGGCCAAGTTGGACCAGCTGATGCACAGAATCCAGCCCTTGGTACGGAACCTGTCCTTTGTGCCCGACCTGATTGGCCTGCCCCTGAATGGGGTGGTGGTGGAAAATGTGTACCAAGAGCGGGTGCCGCTCATGAGCCTCCAGAATAACCTGGCTCGGCCTTATAACCGGCTGGTGAAACGGATTTTTGACTTGGTGGTCACTACCATTGGTACCATCTGCATCAGTCCCATTTTGCTGCTGCTGGCCATTTTGGTAAAATTGGATTCCCCAGGCCCCGTGTTCTTTGCCCATAAGCGGATTGGCAAGGATGGGAAAGAATTTCCCTGCCTGAAATTCCGCAGCATGTGCGTGGACGCAGACGCGAAACTGAAAGAATACCTGGCCGCCAATCCGGAAGCCAAAAAGGAATGGGACGCTGAGTTTAAACTAAAAGACGATCCCCGGGTCACCCGGATGGGCCGGATTCTCCGTCGTACCAGCCTGGACGAACTGCCCCAGCTGTTTAACGTGCTCCGGGGAGAAATGAGCCTTGTGGGACCCCGCCCCATTGTGACAGCGGAGATTCCCAAGTACGGGGACTATATCCACGATTTCTATATGGTCCACCCCGGCATTACCGGCATGTGGCAGGTAAACGGCCGCAGCGATACCACCTACGAAGAACGGGTCCAGATGGATTCTTGGTACGTACGAAACTGGTCCGTGTGGCTGGATATTATGCTGCTGTGGAAAACGGTAGGCGTGGTGCTGAGTCATAAAGGTGCATATTGATAGAAAATTGAGCAGGGAGTACGGAAACAATGGATATTAAAATATTGGTTGCAGCCCATAAAGCCTATTGGATGCCTGAAAATCCAGTTTATCTGCCACTACAGGTGGGGGCTGAGGGCAAGCCAAAGCTTGGTTATACCCCGGATAACACGGGAGACAATATTTCAGCCAAGAATCCCTGTTTTTGTGAATTGACGGGGCTGTACTGGGCCTGGAAGAACCTGGACTGCGAATATATTGGCTTGTGCCATTACCGGCGGTATTTTGGGAAAACAATCCATACCGATGATATCGAGAAGAAAAAACAGGCCATTTTTCACCAAAAAGATTATGAGCGGCTGCTCCAGCAATATGACGTAATCCTTCCGGAAAAACGCCACTATTATATTGAAACGGTCCGGAGCCAGTACGAGCATGCCCACTACAAAAAGGACCTGGACTTGGCCGAGCGCTTGGTGGGGGAACTATACCCGGAATACAGCAAAGCTTTTACTCAGGTCATGAATCGCCGGTCCCTGCATATTCTCAATATGTTTGTGATGAAGAAAAGTCTGTTTGATGCCTATTGTCAATGGCTGTTTCCTATCCTTTTTGCTATGGAAAAGCAGGTGGATATAACGGGCTACAGTCCTTATGAGCAGCGACTGTACGGCTTTTTGTCTGAGCGGTTATTTAATGTGTGGTTGGAAAAACAGCAGCTAAAGACCTGTGAGGTGCCTGTGGTATTCCTGGAAAAAATTGATTGGGTAAAGAAAGGAACTGCGTTTTTGCAAAGAAAGTTTCGCAAACGGTAAAAGAATGGTATTATTGGATTACTCAGTTTGTTTCCTGTGGTATTTGCTGTGAACGACAATATGCAGCTAAAGTGACAATAACTTCTTATACAAGAAAGATATGATTTGGAGATTTGTTATATAATAATTCTTTATGCTGAGATAACTTCCCTTTTTACCTTAGAAAGGAAAATATATGAAATAAGCCTTTCCGTATTGATAAAAAAATTTTCCGCACCCCAAACAGTAAAAGCGGCTTGATATATGGGCTTCTGAAGGATTTTCCTTCGAAGGCTCATTTTTTATTTTCCCCTAAAAAGAATATCTGTGTATTCAGGAATATTCTTTCTAAAGTCATAAATGCACAACATCTGAACGATAGGATAAAAGACCACCGTTCAATAGTTTGGTAATCGTTCATGGTTTATGTGAGAAAAGGACTCCATGCAGACTATATCAGTTTACATGGAGTCCTTTTTTTAATCATTGATCGTTTCGATAATATCTTCTACACGGCAATGAAGGGCCTCGCAGATTTTAAGCAGGACATCGGTTGTAATATTGGCACCTTTGCCGAGCTTTGCAATCGAAGCGGAACTTACTCCGGCTGCTTCCTTTAATTCCATCTTGGTCATATTTTTGTCAATCAACAACTTCCATAGTTTATTGTAGCTGATACGCATTTCATTATTCTCCTTGTTCGTTACCCATCATCATATTGAAGTGCTGTTCCTGATTCATGTATTTGAAAATCATTTTAAATGTATCCCTGTAAAGCTGTTCATCGAGGAAATCGTCCGTGTAGTTGATTCCATCATTCACGCTGGAATTATCGGAGATGATGTAAGACAGAAGGACCTTAGCCATCTCGTATCGTTCTGGAGTTTCATGGCCATTTTCGTCATATAGAAAGTTGTTCTTATGGTCTTCCAGGATACGTTTTCTCAAATCGTCTCCTTCATAGCCGCATAATTGCAGGAAATAATATTCTAAAATCCTGCGGATGGTGCTCTTTAACGGGATACCGCTCCGGACTTCCTTATAAGATTCCCAAAGGGCAGCGTAGGAGTTCTTGACGGGATTGACATTCATCATTTTGGTAGGGCAGTCGGGGTTCTGCTTTTCAAACAACTGGACGGAAGATTTATTGTTGATTTTGCGGACCAGGTAAAAAGATACAAAGTTCCACTGTCGGGCATAAAGGTAACTTACCTCTCGATGGAAATAAGCATTATGGGTAAGAATGAAAATCTGCTTGATGAAATTTCCATCTGCTGCCGGTTGCCGGTTGTCAATATTGTTTCGGCAAATATGGATCATCTTACGGATTTGAGCACTTACAATAAAAAGCGTACCACTGTCCATGCTGGAAACGGGGTCATCAATAACAACTATTTTTTGCAGAGAATCGCTGTCTGCGTCAGTGCTCCCGAATACAGTTTGCTGGAAATACAGGAAGGCGATGAAATTCTTTTCTCCTTCACTAAGGTCATGTGCAATTTCTTCTTCTCCTGTTTCGGTATCGGTACGGACTACAGCATAGTTACGAATCGGCGAAGGAATTACTCGTTTTACAGAACCATCCGGATTTCTTCTTTCTTCCCAGTGGGGACAGACTTTAAATCCCTGGAATCCGGCATCTTTCAGCATAAGGTTTATGTTGTTCATGGCGGACTCAGTTTCTTTTGTCTGGCTGTTTAGAACACGGATTTCTTCTCTGATATCCGCACCTTGCTCTGTCTGAGTATCAATGATTTCCTGTTGCTTGTTTAGCTGTTTATTAATGTCAGAGATACTTTTGTTGAAAGCCTTGATTGTTTCATTTGTTATGAAGGACATGAAAGAAAAGACTTTTTCTTTGCATTCTTCTTTTTTCTTAGGGGCATCAGCAACTACCATGTTGTTATCAGAAATTAGTTTATTATAATCTGTAATCATTTTTTGGAGTTCTTGTAGTAGTGGTGCGGTATTATCCAATTTAATAGATTTAGAAGGTTCGGCTATTTTTTCTTTTATCCGGTTTATGTTTGTAGAAATAATACCTCTTAGGGCTTCCAGTTTATCCTTGTAGGGTTTTTCATCAAGGACAGGATATAGCGGTTCTGGAAGTTTTGACAAAGGCATAAATAAAGCGTTGGCTGTGTTTCTGTAATCTTCAAGGAATGCTGATAGCTTTGTAAGGTTCTTCTCGTATTGGTCATCAAAACTGTCTGTCAAGAATTTTTCAAATTCTGAAGGCAAAGGCTGTGAACAAAAAGGACATTTCCCATCGGTTTTGCCATGATATGCAGAATGGCCTTGACGCACCCATTCGGAAGCCTCGATTTTCTTCCAAAATTTTGCAAGTTGGGTATCTGAGGAATTGACAATTGCAACAGATAGAATTTCGCTGCCTTCAATGCTGTCAAGCACAGTAGTATCGCTAATTGTATTAAAGCGAGGATAGCTCTGTGCTGTAGAAGAGTAGGCAGAATCATACATCCGTTTAAGATCATCCAAATCATATTCGCTGGGTGAACACAGTTTTACTTTGTCGGCTAAATTAGCCTTTGATTTGAGGTATCCAGCCTGTGTGCCTGGAAATGTTTTACGCAGTTTTCCAGTCCGCCGCCAGATTTCATCGTAGAACTTTGTACAGATTTCTTTTTTTATTTTAATTAATTTTTCTTTTTCATCCGTGGCATCTGATACTTTTTCCTGTGCATCAGCCAGCTGCTCTGCAGCCTCATCAATCTTGTCCTGGATTTCTGCATTCTCCTCGGCCATCGTAAAAACACCTGGAAGGTTATGGAAGTTCTGCATATTTCGATTGATATATTCTTGGTTGAAAACCAATACCTGGTAGTCTGTGGCAGATCTTCCTGGAGCATACTTGATGCCAGTTCCAGATTGGATTGCTTTGGCAATAGTGGATTTTCCCGTGCCGTTGTTTCCGAAAAAGTAGTTGATATAGGTGGGGGTGATGACAATGCCTGTATTTTTAAAGGTTGCATCATCCACTCTAATTTCTGTTATTTCGCTTGGATATTTTCTGTTCATAGACAGTCACCTTTAAATAGAAGGGTGCGGGAGATATCCCAGTCCAGACTCATTGAAAGCTTCAAAAAGATTCACTTTATGGATAGACCAGGCAGTGCGATTCAAATCCGTAATGGCACAACTCATGTTCAAGTCGAAATAAATAGCATATTTCTGTTCACAAAGTATTTTTTGATGGAATGGTGCAATGGGCTGGAACGCCACTCTAACTTGGTAGCCTTCCATTTTTACTCGTGTTATATATGCGAATATCGCGGTTTGATTAGGATCTGTAATTCCATTGAACCCTGTGTTTTCCATACAGACAATGGCCGGAAAGGTCTTCAGTTCGGCAATCCCTTCTTCTGACAAAGACGAACAACGGGTTAATATTTCTTCCGGAACATACCTTTGACTTAACGCACGGTCTAAGGGAAATGTGGCGTTATTATTTTCAAAGACATCTGTTTCACAGGTAACGAGGAGCTGATAATATTCTTTGCTGAAATTATTGAGTGCAATCATTTGGGCTGCACTATATGGATTCCCTTGGTTAGGTGGACACGTATTATAGATGTTAACGTTGCTGTCCTGAATGTTGTATGTCTTTATGACCTGATTCCCTATATTCGTTTGGGCTATCGGCCGCACTTGATGTGGGCCAGGAGCTGTTAAATTCTTCATACATTGTTTCTCCTTAATCATTAAATGTGACAGTGCTGTCCTTTATGTTATATGTCTTTGACACACTGTGGCCGATATTGGTCTGGTGCTCGATAATTGTAGTCCGGCTGCCGCCTTGATTATTTTCCAGAGGCGGCGTTTCTTCTACGACCTTGGCTTCAACTGGTTCAGTTTTGTTTAGATCGATATCAAAGTCTATGATATACCGACAAAGCCTTTCATGCAGACGGGTGAAAGCTTCTCTGTCCTTCATGGCCTGCTGACGAAGTTCTCCTTCTTTTTTCCAGGAATCTTTGTACGTATTTTTTAGGTGGACAAAGCAATCAGAATCATCGTTGAACCAAAGATGAGTTTCCCAGAAGTTGAAATACCCATACAATGTATTTAGAATGTCATATTTCAATTTATTCAGTTCCGGATCTTTAAAGTCCGTGTCTTGATCCTTCCATTCATTATACAGGGTATCAAAGGTATTCGGAATTTCGAAAGGCATAGGTTCTATACTGAGGTCCGTGTCTTTGGCAAACTTCAATATTTTGTTGAATCCCTTCGCCAGCCGGGGTAAAAGAGTGGTATCACGGTTGGAAAGCGGGGATTCGGGTGAAAGAATATCATTATTTTTATCTGGCTTTTCCGATGAGCATTCATCTGCAGAAGATGTACTCTCGGAATTTCTATGTTCTGCATCTTTTATCGTAATGGCTTTCTGAACTTCCAGATTCACTGACACTTCCATATCGCCGATGGTGCCACCGAGTTTACTGAGTACATCATGTTTGGGTTTCCATATAGTGGCACGTTTGTCAAGACCAAAATCGATGAATTTCTAAATGTATCAGGCAGCAGACATTGCAGCATTGAGCAGCAGTGCCGGGAAGTAGCGCTCTGCTGGCGGGACGTTCCCGATGGCTGAGTGGCAGCGCNATATAGTGGCACGTTTGTCAAGACCAAAATCGATGAATTTCTAAATGTATCAGGCAGCAGACATTGCAGCATTGAGCAGCAGTGCCGGGAAGTAGCGCTCTGCTGGCGGGACGTTCCCGATGGCTGAGTGGCAGCGCTGGAAGTTATACACGTTGATGTAGTTGCGGATGGCCTTGCGAGCCTCCCGGATGTTGCGGTACTGCGTGAGATAGGCTTCCTCATACTTGAATGTCCGGAACCACCGCTCAATCTTGATGTTGTCGGCCCAGCGGCTCTTGCCATCCATGCTCTGGCGGATCTTGTGTTCCTTGAGGAAAGCCTTGTACTCCTTGCTGGTGAACTGGCATCCTTGGTCGGAGTTGAGAATCTGCGGCTTTGCTATACGGAGCGCCTTCCTTACGGCGGCAATGACCATCCGGGTGTCCAGGGTATCGTCCACCTCCCAGCCAACAATGCAGCNGTACTCCTTGCTGGTGAACTGGCATCCTTGGTCGGAGTTGAGAATCTGCGGCTTTGCTATACGGAGCGCCTTCCTTACGGCGGCAATGACCATCCGGGTGTCCAGGGTATCGTCCACCTCCCAGCCAACAATGCAGCGGCTGTACCAGTCGATGATGGCTGTCAGATAAACGAAACCGTGCTCCAGGGGAATGTAGGTGATGTCGATGGACCATGCCTGGTTAGGCTGCTGAATATCCACATGCTTCAGCAGGTAGGGCATCACCTGCGCTTGTTGCTGCCGCTTGGAAAGGTTCATCTTCGGATAGATGACGTCGATGCCCATCTCGCGCATATAGCGAGCTGTCTTGCGTCGTCCGGCCTGATGCCCGAGGCGCTGCAGCTGCGAGGCCAGCTGCCTTGCGCCCCAGGCAGGATTGTCCGTGTGGAAACGATCGATGATGCGCTTGCATTCCAGCTCTTCATCTGATGGAGTGTTCTCTTTGGGGTGGTAGTATTGGCTTGTGCGGTTGACGCCGAGCAGCTTTGCTGCTTTCCGAAGGGAAAGCTCCTTGCACTCACTCCTCGAAAGGTTTTGGAGAATACTGTTTCTCGTAGTCCGGTCCAAGAATTTCCTCAGATTTTTTTTTCAACCAATCCACCTGCATGGTGAGTTGGCCAACTTTGCGGGCATAGGAGGCTTTCTCCTTCCGCTCGGTCTCGAGTTTTTGATTGAGGTTGTCCTCTCTGGAATCATCGAATATGATGCTTGCCTTGCTGAGAAACTCGTTCTTCCAGTTCCGCAAGAGGTTCGGCAGGATTTCGTTCTCAGCCGCCAGCGTGTTGAGGTCTTTCTCACCCTTGAGCAGCTCGATGACGAGATCGGATTTGAATTTCGACGTGAAATGACGGCGCGTGCGTGACATGATGATTATCTCCTTTTTCATTGATCGCCTCCAGTATACCACGAGATTCACATTAAGAAATAGTTTCGAAGTTGTCTTAATTCATAGTTCCATTATACCATGGCGCTTTCGGACCAACTTGGCAATACCAGGTTTCAAAGGTGGACCGCCCGGATTCGCAGTCAGGGCAATTATCGATTACGTAATGCAGTACGCTTAGGAAAAAAGGCAAAAAGTGAATGTTCTTTGCCTCATGCAGTTTTTTTACAGAAATATTTTGTCCAAAGTCTACAGCAATTTCGGCATCATCATTGATTGAAGGGTCTTTTTGCATGATTTCAATCAATGCTTTGCCAAGCCACTTGCACTTTTCAAGACTCAAATACTGTTCTATGAACCTTGCCATCCTTTCAAGGAGGGCAGGGCTTTTTTTATTGTATTCCGAATCGAAGGCTTTCCTAAAAACCTCATCAGTAAAAGGAACATATGAACCTGTGCTGTCCACGCACCTTTTATAGTTAGATACACATTTATTTTTTGTTGTCCCGTCAACATCTTTCCAGTCATTGCCAGCTACAACATTTACAAGTCCTATATATACATCCAAATCAGAAAGACCGTCTGTTCCGCCATGTGCCCTGTCACGGATTTTTCCGCGTGTTTTTCTTGTTTCCAGTAAAAGATTGAACAGGATACCACCGCATAAATGGGGAACGTGGAAGTTGTTTTGTGAGGGCATAACAGTACCTCCTGAAAAAAAGTAAGCTTAAGTATCGTTAGTAACCTTAACCACCCGGACTACGGATTGACAGTAACCTTATCAAGAATAGGATGAAATCAGAAATTGAAGACGGGAGGTGGAAGGAAGTGTGACTACTGGTTTTCTAACATTATACCATGCATGTGTGGAATTTTCTGTGTGGCTGTGAATCTGAATACCGCAAATGCAGAAATATAATCTGCAATCAGTAAGTTCGATTTCATTATGACCGACCAGCAAGCGGGTATTCCAAAAGCTGGACGGATAGTCTGAACATTGATACGGCAGCAGGCAGTCCTGCTTCCATATGAGTGCTCAGGCACCCATAACAAAAAAATCTCTGTTGTCCGAGATGCGCATGAGGACGATGGGATGCATAGACAGTTCTGAATCACCGCAGTGATGCGGTGGGCAGGACTGGAAATGCCCCCACCGTTTGTTCCCGTGCGTCATTTTGGCACTCTGGGACCTGTGGGGACTTTCCCCGCAGGTCTTTTTTGGCATCCTTTCGTCTTCTGGCACGGACGGAAAGGACGCCAAAAGTGAAAATCACAGTCAAATACTACGGATTGGATGAATCCAAAGCGCCGCTGACCACGGCAGTGGAGGTGACGGAGGAAGAATGCCAAATCATGGTCGAGAGAGATTACGAACTGAGAAAACAGGCTGCACCGGAAGGCGAACCCGTAACCCGGCGCAGTGCCCAGGAAATCATGAACGAAGACTTCAACAAACCCCTCTACAATGATTGGCACAGGGAGCACCGCAGAAGAAGTGAATTCCCGGATTATCAGGGACGGGATGAAGAAGAAAACAACCTGATGAATCCCATCGAAGATGCTTCAGACACCTGTGGCTGTGCAGTTGCCGGGAGTGGATGCAAACGGAATGGAAAGGCAATGCCGGATATGAGTCTTGTGAGCCGGGATGAAGTGGAACGGGATCGCGAAGCCAGCGATGAAGAAACCCAGCAAACCATCAGGATCGCATTGGCCAAGAAACCGGAATGGGCAGAGGCTGTCATTGCTGTCTATATCGATGGGGAATCCATCCGGGCATATGCTGCCAGAACCGGTGCCAATGAAAACAATATCACCCAGAAGCTGAAGCGGGCAAAGAAAAAATTACAGGAATTTTTTGGAAACCGTCAGATTTGACGGGTTCTCCTGGCTAATGAATAGGAAAACAATTCCAAACTTATTTTCAAGGAGGTCATCAAAATGACTACAACAAAAGACTTCATCTATAACGGGATGGATGTGCGGACGGCTGTTGTGGACGGCGAGCCATGGTTCGTAGCCGCCGATGTGTGCCGCATCCTTGGCATTGCCAACCCCAGCGATGCCCTTTCGAGGCTGGATGACGATGAAAAGAATACCCTAGTTTTAACCGAGGGTATTCCTGGCAATCCGAAAAAACGTGTTGTAAATGAGCCGGGACTCTACACCCTGATTCTCAGCAGCCGGAAACCTGAGGCCAGGGCATTTAAAAGATGGGTAACACACAAAGTCATTCCTTCTATCCGCCGATCCGGTCTGTATGCTGCGGAAGCCATCCTTGATAATCCGGACCTTGCCATTGCAGTCTTTACTAAGCTCAAGGAAGAACGGGAACGGCGTGAATCCATGGAACTTTTGGCAGCTGCTCAGAAGCAGCAGATCGCAGAACTCCAGCCGAAGGCAAGCTACTATGATCTGGTCCTCCAATGCAAAGATCTGGTTCCGACTTCGGTCATTGCAAAGGATTATGGATGGTCTGCCCGGCATATGAATAACTGGCTCCATGAACACGGAATCCAGTACAAGCAGGGAAAAATATGGCTGCTCTACCAGAAATACGCTCCCATGGGGTACACCAGCACCAAGACATACAGTGTTCCCGATAGCTATGGCATTCCCCATAACCGCACTTATATGTACTGGACCCAGAAGGGACGACTGTTTATTTATCAGCTGATGACGTCTGAAGGCAACTATCCGCTTATCGAAAAGGGGCGTGGCGACAGTGGAGAAATTTAACCAGGAGCATTATCAGGATCCTACTCCGCAGAGAGCCCTCAGTGCTGTCGAAGCCCAGCGGAAGGCACTCCGGGCTTACCGGCCTCTCGTATATATCTGTTCCCCGTATTCCGGGGCAACGGATAAAAACATCCTGGCAGCAAGGCGGTACTGCCGCTTTGCCTTCGAAGAAGGGTACTTGCCCTTGGCTCCGCATCTCCTCTTTCCTCAGTTCCTGGATGACCGGGATCCAAAGGAACGGGAGGCAGGGCTCCATTTCGGCAACATCCTGATGGGCCTTTGCCGGGAAGTGTGGGTATTCGGGGATACCATATCTCCTGGCATGGATGCGGAGATTCGGCGGGCCAGATGGAAGAACTATCGGCTGAGATTCTTTAACGAAACCCTCGAGGAGGCAGAAAAATGAGATTTACGATTTACACGGCTGACTGTACCGGCAACGAACGAAATGCCATATATCCTAATAAAGCAGTCATCACAAGCAGCAGGGAACTGGGGACGGCTGCTGCTTTCGACCACGTTTGTGCGGCCTATAAGGACAACTACCGGAGCCGGGATAACTTCCTGGCTTCCGATGTGGCAGTGATGGACTGCGACAATGATCATACGGAAAATCCGAAGGAGTGGGTGACGGGAGAAAAGCTCCTTGCCATGCTGCCAAACGTGGCTGTGGCCATCGTCCCGTCCCGGAATAGCGGGAAAGCCAAGGAAGCCCGGAAAGCCCGGCCCCGGTTCCATGTGTATTTTCCCATCACCGAAGTGCAGGACGAAAAAGCCTATACGGCCCTGAAGCAGGGGATCCGGGAAGAGTTTCCCTTCTTCGACGCCCAGGCTCTGGATGCAGCCCGGTTCCTCTATGGCACGGAAGTGGTGCCGGAAGAAATCTTCTGGCAGGAAGGGGAGAAGACTATCACAGAATTCCTGGCCGGGCTGGAACCTGCAGAACCCAGCCAGACAGAACCTCCTTTCTATACCGGGAACTCTATCCCGGAAGGCAGCCGCAACAATGCCATGTCCCACTTTGCCGGCCGGGTGCTGAAGCGGTATGGAGATACGGACAAGGCCTATAAAGCCTATCTGGAACGGGCTGAGAATTGCGAACCGCGGCTTCCGGAAAAAGAGCTGGACACCATCTGGAAAAGTGCTCTGAAGTTCTTCCGGAACAAAATCCAGCAAAGCGAAGGGTATGTCAGTCCGCAGGAATACAACAATCCCTATCCCGGATGGAGCGAGCCCCTGCCATTATCACGTTTCACAATGGCTCCCTTCCCGGTCGATGCGCTGCCGCAGCCGATTGCTGATTATGTGAGGGCCGTAGCGGAAAGCACACAGACACCTGTGGATATGGCGGGGAGCATCGTACTTTCCGTACTTTCGACCTGTCTGCAGAAGAAATACCGGATCCAGGGAAAACCTGGCTGGGTGGAGCCGCTCAACACGTATGTGATTGTGATTGCCCCGCCGTCCGAAAGAAAGTCATCCGTCCTGCATCTCATGCTGCAGCCGGTCAACGATTACGAGACCGAGTATAACAAGCAAAATGCCGCCACGGTGGAGGCCGGGAAGATGCAGAAACGTGTCCTGGAACGCAGGCAGAAGGCACTCGAAGACAAGGTCGCCAAGGGAAATGCCGAACCGGAAGAACTGAAACGTATCGCACAGGAGGCCGCTGACTTTGAGGAAGTAAGCCCCATGCAGCTTTATGTGGACGACATCACCACTGAAAAACTGGTAGCCGTCATTGCCAAAAATCACGGCCATGCAGCTCTCATTTCCAGTGAAGGAGGTATCTTCGACACCCTCTCCGGTATCTATACGAAGACGGTCAATATCGATGTCATGCTGAAGGGGTACTCCGGAGATACGATCCGAGTGGACCGTATCGGGCGCGAGAGTGAAAGCATTATGGATCCGGCGCTGACGATCCTCCTGATGGCACAGCCGAACGTGGTCTCATCCGTATTGAGCAACACCACATTCCGGGGACGCGGTCTTACGGCGAGGTTCCTGTACAGCATGCCAGTCTCGTCAGTGGGAAAAAGAAAGTATCGGAGTAAAGCTGTGACGGACGAAACCTACCGCGGCTATGAACAGCTTGTGGTGAATCTCCTGGAAGATGAGTATCCGGAAAAACCGCAGACCATCACACTCTCTCCGGAAGCGGACAGGGAGCTTGAAGCATTCGCAAACTGGCTGGAGCCGAAGCTCACAAACGACTATGCAGAAATGGCTGACTGGGCCGGAAAGCTTGTCGGCAATGTACTGCGCCTGTCCGGACTCCTTTGCAGAGCTTCCGTTTACCAAAGCCATGACTTTCTTATGGTGCAGGATGCCTTGTCCGTCACCGGGAAAACCATGTCGGATGCGATACGCCTTGGGAAATATTATCTCAATCATGCACAGGCCGCCTATTCCGTCCTGCCGGAAAATGACATGTACGAGAACGGGAACCTGATCCTCCAGAAAATCAGGGAGCAGCGTCTCACCGCCTTTGACAGGCGGGAAGCTATGCGCATGTGCCGGAGGTTTAAGACTGTGGACAGCATCCAGCCGGTTCTGGACTTCCTTGAGGATTACGGGTACATCATGCAAAAACCGCAGAAATACTCAGGCACAGGCAGACCGCCACTCCCAATATATGCCATCAACCCCTGGTTGAAGGAGCATTGACTGGGTTCTGTCCTTTTGTCCAGAGCTTGTCCTTGCTTTTCTGGGACAGCTGGAGGAAGGCAGCATGCGGGTTTAAGGGTATTGTCCTTTTTGTCCAAAACCTTATAAAAAGTAAAAAGTACTTACTTACTTACTCTATATATTATTCTACTAAAAAACATAAAAATATTTATTTAGGGACAAAACAGACAAAACGGACAAAACCCGGGAAGCCAGAAAATACGGGGGTTTTAACACTATGGGTGATGAATCAGAGGAAAAAATGGCTGATGACGGAAAGGACAAAAGTTATTTTGCCCGCTGCCAGAAAATATTACGCGAATGGGGAGCACCGCTCTCAGGATGGCATTGCCAGGAAGTTTATGATGTACGAGAAGATGACATGGAGGCGCCGCTTCACACCTGTGAGCTCTGCGGCTGCAGGAAGGTACGGTTTGTGCATGTGATGGGGCATCCTGACTACTTTGAGGATGTAGCCGTTGGCTGCATCTGCGCCGGAGTCATGGAAGGGGATATCCTTGCCGCCAGGGAACGGGAACGGTTTATGCGGAACCGTTCCAAACGGAAACGCAGTTTTCCAGGACGCAAATGGGAGCAGACCTCGCATGGCTGGCGTCTCACTTATCACGGAGAGCAGATTCTCATTGGACGCAGCCGCCGCAATCCAAAACATCTCGGCGTAAAGTGCCGCGGCCAGCTCGTCTGGAACTATAAGGAGAAGCCTATTACAAACTTCCTCTCCGCTGCCTATGCCGCATTTAATCTTGTTGACCCGATACCGGAGGTGAATCATGAAGAGTGAAAAGCAAATAGAACTGAAGCTGGTGACGGAAACGAGGAAGAAAGGCGGACTGGCTGTGAAGTTCGTTTCTCCATCGTTTTCCGGTATGCCGGATCGGCTGGTCCTCTTGCCCCATGGAGTGATGGGATTTGTGGAAGTGAAGGCACCAGGGAAGAAACCACGGCTGCTGCAGGTGAGCCGACATGCCATGCTGCGGGAGATGGGGTTCCAGGTGTTCGTCCTGGATTCTCTGGAAGACATCCCAGGGCTGCTGCAGCAAATTGCGGAAGGAGGTGATGCCCAATGAAGTTCATACCCCATGCGTACCAGAAATACGCCATCGAGTACATCAAGACCCACCCGGTGACGGCTCTCTTGCTGGATATGGGCTTAGGTTCGGCAAGACAGTGACAACCTTGACGGCTATTAATGACCTGATGTTTGACTCCTTCGAGATCCACCGGGTTTTGATCGTGGCCCCCCTCAGAGTAGCGAGAGATACATGGCCGGAAGAAATCCGGAAGTGGGACCACCTGAAGGACCTGACCTGCAGCGTGGTCGTGGGGTCCGTGGCGGAAAGGCGGCGGGCACTTCAAAAGTCGGCAGATCTTTATATCGTGAACCGGGAGAACCTGGTGTGGCTTTGTAAGAACTGCAAGCGGGATTTTGACATGGTGGTCCTGGATGAACTGTCTTCTTTCAAGAATCAGCAGGCCCAGCGGTTTAAAGCCATGAAGGCCCTGCGGCCCAAGGTGAAGCGGATTGTAGGTCTCACAGGGACTCCCAGCGGGAATGGTCTCATGGACCTGTGGGCGGAGTTCCGGCTTCTGGACATGGGAGAACGGCTCGGAAAATATATCAGCCAGTACCGGAACACCTACTTCCAGCCGGACAAGCGGAACGGGATGGTGGTGTTTTCCTACAAGCCCCTGCCGGGAGCGGAGGACGCCATTTACAAAAAGATTTCGGACATCACCGTTTCCATGAAGGCCACGGACTATCTGAAGATGCCGGATCTGGTAAGCGTCCGGACGGAAGTGAATCTTTCAGAAGCGGAACGGAAGCGGTATCAGGACTTCAAAAAATCCCTGGTAATGGAACTGCCGGGAGGAGAGGTGACCGCCGCCAATGCGGCTTCCCTGACGTTGAAGTTATCCCAGATGGCCAATGGAGCCATCTACACCGATGATGGGAAAACCATCCATCTTCACGACCGAAAGCTGGATGCCCTGGAAGACCTGGTGGAAAGCGCCAATGGCCGGCCGGTGCTAGTGGCCTACTGGTTCCGGCACGACAGAGAAAGGATCCAGGAACGGATGGAAGCCAGGGAGCTGAAGGAGAGCAGGGACTTTGCCGACTGGAACGCCGGGAAGATCCCGGTGGCCCTGATCCATCCGGCTTCTGCCGGCCACGGCCTCAACCTGCAGCAGGGCGGGTCCATCCTGATCTGGTTCGGGCTTACCTGGAGTTTGGAACTCTACCAGCAGACGGTGGCCCGGCTTTGGAGGCAAGGGCAGGAGAGCCGAACCGTCATCGTCCAGCACATTGTGACGAAAGGCACCATCGATGAACGGATCCTGAAGGCCCTGGAGAAGAAGGACAGTTCCCAGGCGGCTCTCATCGAAGCCGTCAAAGCGGATTTGGAGGGAAAAGCATGAACGCGAAAGAGTACTTGCAACAGGGATTCTACCTGGATAAGAAAATAGAGAGCAACCTGCGGGAGGTAGCTGAGCTCCGGCACTTGTGCCTGGGAATCTCCGCAGCCGGGCTGGAAGAAAGCCACAACCCCAACCGGCCTACGGAAGCTCCCTTTGTCCGGACCATCGAGAAGATCTGGGAGAGAGAGCAGGAGATCAACCAGGAAGTGGACCGGCTGGTGGACCTGAAGTATGAGATCGGCCAGGTCATCGACCGGGTGGAAGACGAAGCCCAGCGGCTGGTCCTCCGGGACCGGTACATCCACTTCGATGCCTGGGAGGACATCGCCCGGAGTATGGGCAAAGGGATCCGGTGGGTCTATGCCGTCCACAGTGATGGCGTGGCAGCCGTTGAAAAAATTTTGGAGGAGTGCAGGAAATTGCAGGAAAATACAGTAGCGGAACACTAGAATTCAACAGGCCCTTCGTGGTATGATAGAATCACGAGAAAAGGGAATAAAGACAAGCCTTGCAGAGCAATCTGCAGGGCTTTTTTCATGCCCGAAAGGAGGTGGCAGCTGTGCCGAGAAAACCCAAACGCCCCTGTTCCTTCCCAGGCTGCCCGAACCTGACGGACGGTCGGTACTGTGAGAAGCACCAGAAGATCATGGACAAGCGGTACGAAAAGTATGAGCGGAGTCCCGGTACGAAGAAACGGTACGGCAGGACCTGGAAGAAGATCCGGGATGCCTACGTGGCCAGCCATCCTCTCTGTGAACTGTGTCTCAAGAACGGCCGGTACGTGGTGGCGGAAGAGGTTCACCACAAGAAGCCTCTGGCGGAAGGCGGGACCCACGACTGGAACAACCTGATTGCTTTATGCAAAGCCTGCCATGCCCGGATCCATGCCAAACGGGGAGACAGGTGGCATAAAAAAGTGGAATTTTAAAATGTAAAATCTGAAACAAAGTTCTATACCCAGGGGGAGTATGAATCTCTGAAAGTCCGCAAACCCAGAACGGGCGAGGGGTCACGCGCGCAAAAAACGCGTTTTCAAAAAGGGTATTGACCCGGTGGAATGGGGGTGTGAAAAATAGCTAAAGACGGAACCATGCGAGGGGGATTGCGGGTGGGCCAGGGCCGGAAACCCAGAGCCCTGCTGGACAAACTGCCGGACAATCCGGGGAAACGGCCGCTGAAGGTGATGGACCTGCCAGAAGGGGCGGACCTTTCCGGAGAGGATATGCCGGAACCCAAAGCCTACATGAAGGAGAAGCAGCGGAACGGGGGAAAGCTGGAAGCGGAAGAAATCTATCGGGAAACCTGGCTGTGGCTGAAGGCAAGGCACTGCGAGAAGCTGATCAGCCCCCAGCTCATCAGCCAGTACGCTATGGCCGTGTCCCGGTGGATCCAGTGCGAACACGCCATTTCGGAATATGGCTTTCTGGCCAAGCACCCTACCACCAATGCGGCTATCGCTTCCCCATACGTAACCATGAGCCAGAACTACATGAAGCAGGTGAATCAGATCTGGTACCAGATCTACCAGGTGGTGAAGGAAAACTGCTCTGTGGAATTCTCCGGCAATACGCCCCAGGATGACGTGATGGAGCGGCTGCTGCGGTCAAGGAAGGTATAGCATGACAGCAAGAGAATTCATTTCCCGGCTGAGGGGATATTCCCTCACCAAACAGCAGATCAAAACATTACGAGGACAAGCCCTTTGTGGGGACCTGGACGGTGCCCGCAGGGGGCTTGCCGCGATTATAAGGAGAAACATGGCATGGAGAAAACAACCAAAGAGATGAAGCTCATCCCCATCGATGAGCTGATCCCCTATGTGAATAATGCCCGGACCCATTCTCCGGAACAGATCAACAAGCTCCGGGCCAGCCTCCGAGAATTCGGGTTCATCAATCCGGTGATCATCGATAAGGACAAGAACATCATCGCCGGCCACGGCCGGGTGATGGCAGCCCGGGAAGAAGGCATCAAGGAAGTACCCTGCGTTCTGGTGGATTACCTTACCGAAGCCCAGAAGAAAGCCTATATCCTGGCCGATAACCGGATGGCCCTGGATGCCGGATGGGACGAAGAAATGCTGCGGGTGGAAATCGAAGCCCTCCAGGGAGCGGACTTCGATGTGAGCCTCACGGGCTTTAGCGAGGACGAAATCGCCCACATCTTCGATGAAGAAACGGAAGCCAAGGAAGACGACTTCAACGTGGAAGAAGAACTGCAGAAGCCGGTATTCTCCAAAGCCGGGGACCTCTGGCAGCTGGGCAAGCACCGGGTCCTGTGCGGGGATTCCACCAAACCGGAATCGTACACGGAACTGCTGAGGGACACCAAACCCAATCTGGTCCTGACGGATCCCCCGTACCTGGTCAACCTTCGGAGCACCTCCGGGAAGATCAAGAACGATGACCTGAACGACCAGGAAGGGTACGAATTCCTGAAGAAAGCATTCACCTGCTTCCACGATGCCATGGCCGGGGATGCCTCTATCTATGTGTTCTACGCCACCATGAAGGCCCGGGTCTTTTATGACGCATTCGAAGATGCCGGATTCAAAGTGGGAGCCGGGCTCATCTGGAAGAAGCCCAAAGCCCCGTTCATGCGCACTGACTGGAAGTTTAACATGGAACCCATTATCTTCGGGTGGCGGAAAGACGGAAAACACAACTGGTACGGGGACCAGAAACAGAAAGCAGTCTTTGAGTTTGACGGGATCAAGAACAGCAAAGAGGACGGTTTCGGGCACCCCTCCAGTAAGCCGGTGCCCATGCTGGCCTATCTGATCAAGCTGAGCAGCCAGATCAACGGGGTGGTGCTGGACGGATTCCTGGGGTCTGCTTCCACCCTCATGGCCTGCGACCAGCTGGGCCGGATCTGTTATGGGGTGGAGCTGGAACCCAAGTTCGTAGATGTGGCGGTGAAGCGGTACCTGGCTTCTCACGAAGGGGAGCAGGACAGCGTGACCGTCCTGCGAAATGGGAAAACATACACCTACCAGGAAGTTGTGGGCGGAGAAAAATAAAGAACAAAAAGGGCTACATTTTGCTTGCTATTATTCGCCTTTAGAGTGATTAATAACAGTACCAAAATACCCTAAGGAGGTACCAATCATGAAGGTCGAATACAACAGACAAGGTGCAGCGAGAAAAGAACTGGTCCAGGCCATCAGCGCCATTACGGGAGAAAAGGCAAAGTAACTTTTTCTTCCCACCAAGGCTTACCGGATCGGCAGCATTATGGTGTGGAAAAACGGTGCCATGGAATGTGAAGACGGAGAACTGTTCCAGAAGGTGGTAAAAGAACTGGAAGCCAGAGGATTCAAGCCAGAAGAAACGGCTGCAGAACAGGCAGCAACGGAAGAAACTCCGGAACAAGAACCCGTAAAGGAAACGGCAAAACCGGATGCAAACCCGGAACCAGAACTTTCCCAGGAAACGGCTGAACTGGAAGAAGGGACGGAACCTGAAACAGCCCAGGAACCGGAAAAAACTCCTGAGAAAGTCGACACCCTCACCATTTCCTTTCCGGACGATTTCACGGAAGAAGACTTCGAGAAACTTCAGAACCTGGTGGCCTCTAAAGCCGGCCTTTTCAAAAAGGCCCTGGGGACGGATGACCTGACCATCATCCGCAGCGAAGGGAAAATCAACTTCCCCTGGTTCCACGAAGCGGACGGCGCCAAGGTCCAAGCCTACTCCAGACTGGTGAAGGGCCTGTGCCAGTTTGCCAAGAACGCCAAACGGGTCACGGCCAAAGAACATGAAGTCCCCAACGAGAAATACGCCTTCCGGTGTTTCCTCCTGCGCCTGGGCTTTATCGGGAAGGAATACAAGGACTGCCGAAAGATCCTGCTGGAAAAGCTCAGTGGGTCAGCGGCCTTCCGGAACGGAGGGAAAAAAGATGCGGTTTCCCAATAAAGAGCTGCTGGAATTTCTACAGCAGGAATACCCTCCCGGAACCCGGGTACGCCTTACCCGGATGGACGATCCCCAGGCACCGCCTTTGGGTACGAAAGGCACGGTGACCGGCGTAGATGATATAGGGTCCCTCCTGGTGGTTTGGGACAACGGATCCCACCTTAATGTGATCCATGGGGTGGATGAGGTGCAAAAACTGAATAAAGACACGAAATAATTAATAATTATTCTCAAAATTCCTTGCTATTCTGTGCGTTTAGAGTGATATATACACATGCCAAAGAACACACAAACCTAGCGAAAGGATGACGAGAAGGATGAAAACACTGCACTTCGGGATTGAAATGGAAATGACGGGGATTACGAGAGAAAAGGCTGCCAACCTGATGGCCGGTTTCTTCGGAACAGGACGGGGCACCTATGAAGGCGGAGCCTACGATACCTACACCGCCATGGATAACCAAGGACGGACCTGGAAAGCCATGAGCGACTCCAGCATCCGACCTCAGAGAAAGGTGGGCGGCCAGATCGAGGGCGCCACCCGGGACTACCGGACGGAAGTGGTAAGCCCCATCCTTTCCTACGACGACATCCCGAAGCTGCAGGAACTGGTACGGACCCTGAGAAAAGCCGGGGCCCTGGTGAACACCTCCTGCGGGATTCACATCCATGTGGGAGCCGAGAAGTTCACCCCGAAAACCCTGCGGAACCTGGTAAACCTGGTGGCCAGCAAGGAAGATATGATCTACCATGCCCTCCAGATCGACGCCCTCCGGGAAGCCAGATACTGCCAGAAGACAGATGAAACCTTCCTCTGGGAACTGAACAAGAAGCAGCCCCGAACCATGGCAGAATTTGCCGACATCTGGTACATCCAGGCACCCTTTGGTCGGGATGAACATTACAACAACAGCCGGTACCACGGGCTCAACCTCCACGCCACCTTCACCAAAGGGACGGTGGAATTCCGGCTTTTCAACGGCACCCTCCACGCCGGGGAAATCAAGGCATACATCCAGTTCTGTCTGGCGGTGGCCCATCAGGCACTGACCCAGAAGAAAGCCTCCGCCAGAAAGACGGAGACGGACAACGAGAAATACGCCTTCCGGTGCTGGATGCTCCGGCTGGGGCTTATCGGGGAAGAATTCAAGACCTGCCGGCTCCACATGCTGAAACACCTCACCGGGAATTCCGCCTGGAGAAACGCCGCCTGAAGGCGGTAGCCACAGGCAGGGGAAGGGGCCGTAAGGCCCTGTTCTTCTTTCTTGTATACTTGCATAAATACACAGAATTCGCTTGCTATTATGTGCCTTTAGAGTGATTAATAGACATGCCAAAGGGGACAGCCCCCAAAAGCAAAAAGCACATGAAAGCGAGGAAATACCCATGAGAACGATCATTACCCTGGACGCCAAGAAAATCAGTAAGAAAGCAGCCTGTGAAATGTACGGAGAGGCCGACGTGAACAAAATGATCCGGGAAGCCAAGAAAGCCTTTTTAGAAGACCCGAATGAAGAAAGTACCTGGTGGATGGGAAACGGAATGCTGACCATCGAGTTCCGGTAAAACAGGGGAAGGGCAGGGGCCAAGCAAAGGCCCCTGTTCCAGAAAAAATGAATAAATACACAGAATTTGCTTGCTATTATCTGCTTTTAGAGTGATATATGTACATGCCAAAAGGCAAAGCACACAACCACAAGGAGGAAAACAAAATGACAAAGATGGAAATGATGGAAAAACTCTACGGGCGCAGCGAGGAACTGGAAAAGAAGTTCGATGCAGCAGAAAAGGTTGGGGATGCCCAGACCATGCAGGCCTGCCGGGATGCCTACCAGGAACTGGTGAAGGAAGTCCAGGCAGAAGGGGAAGACTTCGGGAACATGATGCGGCTTTACAGCGACATGAAAAAGCACGGCAACAGCCTCCTGGACCTTTCCGGAACCTACCAGGAACCGGAAAAGATCCTCAAAGTGTTCCGGGAATTTGGGGTGAAAGAATTCACTTTTTCCTCCACCTGGTCCAGCGCCGTCCAGGTAGCCTGGCAATTTACCCAGCTGGGCTGCAAATTGAAAGGGATGACCGAAATCTACGGATCCGGCCAGAAATTCATGAGCAACGAATACGAAAGAATCCCCGCCTTCCTCTTCAGCCTTTGAGGAACGGGGGACAGCAAGAACCAAGGAGCCTCCGGGCTCCTTTTCTTATACCCAGTAAAAAGAAAGGAGGGAGCCCTATGCGGAAACTCAAAAAGTACAAGCCCACAAAATTCAAAGCCAAAACGTCCACCTACAATAAGGAACTGGCGGATTATGCGGTAGCCTTTATTGAGAGCCTGTGCCACACCAAGGGAACCTGGGCGGGCCATCCCTTCGAGCTCATCGACTGGCAGGAACAGATCATCCGGGATCTGTTCGGTACCATAAAGCCCAATGGCTACCGGCAGTTCAACACAGCCTATATCGAGATCCCCAAGAAGCAGGGGAAAAGTGAGCTGGCCGCAGCTGTGGCACTCCTGCTCTGCTGCGGGGACGGGGAAGAAGGGGCCGAAGTCTATGGCTGTGCAGCAGATCGGCAGCAGGCCTCCATCGTTTTTGAAGTGGCGGCCGACATGGTCCGGATGTGCCCGGCTCTCAGCAAGCGGGTCAAGATCCTGGCATCCCAGAAACGGATGGTGTTCCGGCCCACCAACAGCTTCTACCAGGTCCTTTCGGCAGAAGCCTATTCCAAGCATGGATTCAACATCCACGGAGTGGTCTTTGATGAACTCCATACCCAGCCCAACCGAGAGCTTTTTGATGTAATGACCAAAGGCTCCGGGGATGCCCGGATGCAGCCACTGTATTTCCTCATTACCACAGCCGGGACGGATACCCACAGCATCTGCTATGAAGTCCATCAGAAGGCCATGGACATCCTGGAAGGGCGGAAGCATGACCCCACGTTTTACCCTGTCATCTACGGGGCTGCGGAACAGGATGACTGGACCGACCCGAAAGTGTGGAAGAAGGCCAACCCATCCCTTGGAATCACGGTAGGGATCGACAAAGTGAAGGCGGCCTGTGAATCGGCCAAAGAGACACCCAGCGAAGAGAATGTGTTCCGTCAGCTGCGGCTGAACCAATGGGTGAAGCAGTCTGTTCGGTGGATGCCTATGGACAAGTGGGATGCCTGTGCTTTCCCGGTGAGGGAGGAGGATCTGGAAGGACGGATCTGCTACGGCGGCCTGGACCTTTCCAGCACCACGGACATTACCGCCTTCGTGCTGGTGTTCCCTCCTTTGGACGACCAGGACAAGTACTGCATCCTGCCGTACTTCTGGCTGCCAGAAGAAACCCTGCCCCTTCGGGTAAAGCGGGACCATGTGATGTATGACATCTGGGCCCAGCAGGGATTCATCCAGACAACCGAAGGCAATGTCATCCACTACGGGTATATTGAAAAGTTCATCGAGAAGTTGGGTGAACGGTTCAATATCCAGGAAATCGCCTTTGACCGATGGGGCGCGGTACAGATGGTTCAGAACCTGGAGGGGATGGGCTTTACCGTAGTTCCCTTCGGACAGGGATTCAAGGACATGAGCCCTCCTACCAAGGAGCTTATGAAGCTCACGCTGGAGCAGCGAATTGCTCATGGAGGGCATCCAGTCCTTCGATGGATGATGGATAACATCTACATCCGGAGGGATCCGGCCGGAAACATCAAGGCGGATAAGGAAAAGTCCACGGAAAAGATAGACGGGGCCATTGCCACCATCATGGGCCTGGATCGGGCCATTCGGTGTGGGAACAATGCTCACGAAAGCGTCTACGATTCCCGGGGACTGCTTTTTGTATAGAGAAAAGCCCTGCTCGTTGTGAGTAGGGCTTACGTTTAGAAATTGATTTCGTTCGTGTTCCAGTAATAAATCATTTGTCAAGGCCGGGTTCAATTTGACCCATTTGGCCGGTTAAAAGTGACCCAATAAAACGGTAAATTCAATGTTTCTTCTGCCTTAGGGCCGGAAGTCCTTAAAGCCGGTTTTCCCAAGGCCGGGCTGGGGGACGGCCGGATTCAAGCCTACACGCAGACGATCTTTCAAGCGGTAGCTCTCACCTCTAATATTTATCACATGAGCATGGTACAGCAATCGGTCCAGGATAGCAGTCGCAATCACTGAATCGCTCATGAGTTCACCCCAGTCACTGAAATACTTGTTGCTGGTCATAATTATAGTACCCCGCTCATAGCGGGCGCAGACAATCTGGAACAGCAATTCTGCCTGCTGCCGGCTCAGCTGCATATAGCCAACTTCATCTATCACCAGGATATCTGGCCGGGCGTAAAATTTGCAGCGCCTGGACAGCAGTCCTTTTTCCCGTCGTTTTTCCAGATCTTCAATAAGATGGGCTAGCGTAATGAAGTATGCGGTTTTGCCGTGGTGCAGGGCTTCTACCGCAAACGCGGTGGCCAGATGCGTCTTGCCGACTCCCGGCGGTCCCAGCAGGATCAGATTTTCACCTCGTTCCACAAAAGCAAGTGTACGCAGTTCCTGGAGCTGTTTCGGATTCAGGCTGGGCTGGAACGAAAAATCGAATTCCTCCAGTGTCTTCACGGTCGGGATCCGTGCAGCTTTCATCCTTTTCCGGATGGCTTTCTCAGTTCGTTCCTTCTGCTGAAAGCTCAGGAGCTGGTCGAGAAACGAAATAAAAGTCGAGTCTTTTGCAGTGGCCGTTTCCAGAAGAGCATCCAGCTGGCAGGCTGCCTCCGGCATATTGAATTCAGCCAGGAGCTTCCTGGCATGCTCCACTTCAAGCATTGGATACCACCTCCATCAGCCTGTCGTAAAGGGCCAGAGGACGCTTTACCACATCTTCTTTCATCTGGATTCCTGCCGTTCGAGGGTAAGCAATGCCCTCCTTGGCCTCCAATCCGCTGTATTGCGCCTGTTGCGGAACATAATATCCCTTTACTTCAGAGAGCGGTATATCTGCTACAGGAAGGTTATCTACGTATACCTGCACATGGTTCTGGTACAGCCGGACCTGGGCTTCTCTGCCGCTGTAGTGCCAATCCACACCATAGAGATGGCCGTCGAAGCTGACGAATCCATCCTTGGAAATCCGCCTGTCTTCCCAGCGGTAACGGTTGCGCAGCTCCTGGGGCGGGAGAGGGTTCAGATGCTCTGCAGTCAATTCCTGCAGAGGGATTTTCCCTGTAGTCCCATGCTTTTTGCCGTTCACATGCTGGCACCATTGAAGAGCCTGGCGGTTCAGGTCGTACAGATCGGTGAAACGTCTTCCGGGCAGGAAGTTTTCTTTGAGATAGCGGACAGAACGTTCTACCTTCCCTTTTGTCTGGGGCCGACGTACCTTGCAGGTGGAAGGCTTGAAGCCCATATCGGCACAGAAGCTTTCGAAAGCGGGAAGGAAGATAGTCTTCCCGGCCTCGTGCTTCAGGACAACTGTCTTCATGTTATCTGTCAGCACGACATCAGGGACTCCGCCAAAATATTCAAAAGCGTTCAGGATGCAGCGTTCCAGGCTTTTGAGGTCACAACGTTTTGTGAATTCCACGTATCGGGTCCGAGAGTATCCCAGAGTCATGACGAAAGCTGGAACTTTGTGGAATTCGCCATCTGTGCCCAAATACTGGCAGATTCCCCAATCCATCTGGGCCTGCTTTCCAGGTCTGGTTTCATACCGTGGCACAGCCGGGATGGCCTTTGGCGGACGAAAAACGTGGACATAATCCTTGATGATGGTCTTCCCACCGGTGTAACCCATCTGTTGCAAGGTCTCCAGGATGACGACGCAGTTGAATATGCCATCGTGCATCATCTGGTTGACCTGCGGCTTAAAGGGATCCAGAATGGAACCGCGCTTATGAGGTGGCTCCGGCAGAGTACCTACTTGCATATACTTCTTGGCCGTGTTCTTGGAAATATTCTGCTCTTTACCGATAGCATATGCGCTCTTGCCTTTTCTTGCACTATCGCGTATTATCATAATAAGCCCACTTCCTATCATTTTGGACTACCCCCTAACAAGTTTGCTCACTTATTATGGTAATCCATTTTGGTATGAGGTGGGTCATTTTTTTCCGGCCCTTTGGGTCAATTATAGTCCGGCCTTAACANTTATCATAATAAGCCCACTTCCTATCATTTTGGACTACCCCCTAACAAGTTTGCTCACTTATTATGGTAATCCATTTTGGTATGAGGTGGGTCATTTTTTTCCGGCCCTTTGGGTCAATTATAGTCCGGCCTTAACAAAAGCTCCTTTCCTGTCGAATGTGTCGAATGAGGGACAGTGTTGAGCCCTTACAAAAATTGAATTATGACATGGCGACGGTGATTATGGTCTGTCTGGGAGAAACGGAACGAAGGGAGAAGGACATTCTCCGGTTATTGGGAGTCCTGTTATCTCCGGAAACCCGTCCCGGTACGAAGAAAAAGATCCTGGAACAGGAATATGGGATCCCCATGACGGTGGAGATGGAGAAGGAGGCGGAAACTATGTGCGGTTATGGCAGAGGCCTTGCCAGGAAATATGCGGAAAAAGGTAGAGCAGAGGGTTTGGAACAAGGTCTGCAACAAGGTCTTGCGGAAGGCCGCAACGAAGGCATCCAGCAGGAACGCAACAGCAACATCCTCGGCATGCTGCGGGAAAAGATCCCTATGGAGACCATCGCCCGCATTACGAAAGTATCGGTGGAGCAGATCCGGGAACTGGGAAAATTGAATGGAGTGTTGTAAAGGACAAGCAGGGCTGCGGCCCTGCTTTCTTTATGCAGCTTGCGATTGCGGGCCAACCAGAAGGACGGCCCCTACGGCGTTGGAGGTCACCCCAAGTAAGATAACAGTCGTACAGTAGATCTTATCCTTTCCTTTTCTTAGGCTGCACTAAATTATTTTATTTAATCTCTTTATCCTATCCTAACCTGCGTCACCCAAAGCGACATACCAGAAAGCCGCCCAAGTGGCATACCCATTGACACCCTGCCTGCCATCCCGTTTGGCATACCGTTTTGTCATCCGGAATGACATACCAGCCTGTCAGCCAGTCATTCGCCGATCAGAAAGGGATTTCTTCCTCCTCCCACTGGTTCCTTATCTGTGCTTCCATTTTCCTTTCCAATGGTTTTTTCGGTGGGCGGTCCGGCAGCTCATATTCCTCGATGAGTTCCCAGGTTTTGGCATCCGACTCGTACACCTGGTTCTTTTCCGTGTATATCGTCGCCCGGTAGCGGTCAGCCCGGATGTGATTGTGCAGTTTCCAGTGCCGGATCAGTCCCACACCGCTGGAGAATATATAAAGGTATCGCTGCTTCACCAGTTCATTCAGATCCCGTTTGGAGGTCCGGGTAATCATGGCCACGGCCTGGGGATTGGCAATGAAGCCATCGTCATCCGCATCCATTACCAGGTGGATGTACAGGAACTGGGACTTGATGGGCAGCTTCATGAAATGGGAACTGCAGATGATATCTCTGGTCAGCATACGGCGTTGTGTCATAATCAAATACTCCTTTCGTTGATAGGGAATACCCAAAAAAGGGCATAAAAAAGCCAGGGGCTGCGGCTCCTGGTTTTCATTGAAACGGTTTCAGAAAATAAAAAACAGGATCCCAATCGCGCTGATACCCAAAAGGGTGCAGAGACAGCCTGTGCACAGGGAAGCGTTCAACTTCCTTACACAGGTTACAGTGGGCGATAGGAATCCTCGAAATGGTTGTACTTGAAGCGGGTAAAGGTGGAATGCAGAATGGAAGCAGCCACACGGGAAACATGCAGCCAGGGACGATGGTCCCGGGAGTTGATGGGCAACAAGGGTATCACTCCAATGCTAGGAATTTTTCAGTAGTTTGTAATAAGAAATATCCGATAAGAAAATTATATCAAAAAATTAGAAAAGTCAACAGAAATTGTAATATATTTAACAGTTGAAACGTATCATTCACCGTTTCTCCGTAGGGTCTACCCGTAAGGGGAGACCGTTCCCAGGTATCAGACCGCGACGGCGGGCGCAGCGCCGCGGCGCCCCTACGATAGAACACCCAACCATCGATGCAGGCATATCATCGTAGGGGTTCATCCGTTGATGAGCCCGCCCCCGAAGGTCGGATGTGTGACCGTAACGCCGGTCGACTCCGACCGTAAGCTAAATATCGTAGGGGTCGATCGTCCTGATCGACCCGCCTGCGCCGAATATATGGACCTAACTCATCTAATTGATTGAATTCAATCCCGCCGTATTCAGCACCAATTTATGAAATATAAATCGCAAAAACGAATTTAACACGCAAAATTTTAAGTTTAATTTCAAAATCTTACTTTTTGTGATATACTACAGGTAACAAAAGGAGTAAAGAGTGGTGAGGGGCTATGTTATTACAATTTAGTGTTTCCAATTACAGATCCTTTAAAAACGAGGCGGTCCTTTCTATGGAAGCGTCCAAGGATCATCAGCATGAAGAGCATGTCTATGTCTCTGGGAAGAATCGTGTGTTGCAGAATGCCTGTATTTTTGGGGCTAATGCGTCCGGCAAAACGAACCTTTTACGGGCAATGGATACTGCTATCCATCTGGTACGACAATCCAATAATCGTCAGGTGGGAGAACCTTTGATTGCAATTGAACCTTTTTTATTCTCAAAAACAACACAAGATCAACCATCTTCTTTTGAATTTGTATTTTTGCAAAATGGAATGAAATATGTCTATGGCTTTTCCGCTACTAGAGAACGCATTGTAAAAGAGTATCTCTATCATTATCGCACAAGTAGGGCAGCGGTTATCTTTGAACGTATTTATGATTCTGAAAAGAAAAAAGATCAATACCATTTTACTAATTCTGAAACTCGTAAGGAACTGAAACCTCTCATTGAAAAAAATACTGATAATAAATTATTTTTAGCAACTGCTACATCCTGGAACAGTAAATGGACTAAAGATCCATGTTTATGGTTCAATCGTATTAATATCTATGACTCTACTGATTACAATCGCTTATTACATGAAGATGGTCCCATTTTTGAAGAAAAAGAAGGCGTTTTAGAACTGCATAAGTTCATTCGTAAAATATTAAAAGAAGCGGATATTAACGTTTCTGACTACGAATTTAAAAGTAAAGATATTGATACGCTGGAAATATTAAAGAAATTACCACCTCATGTGCGAGCAGCCTTGTCTCAGGAACCATTGCCTCAAGTGAGTAAATCCTATGAAATTAATATGATCCACCAAATTCAAAATCCTGATGGCAGTGTAAAAGAATACAAACTCCCATCCTTTGAAGAATCTCAAGGGACGCAGCGCCTTTTCGTCATGAGTCCTTTGCTGAAAAAGGCTTTTGATGAGGGGAATATTCTCTGCTTCGATGAATTCGATGCCAGTTTACATACTATGCTGGTTATTTATTTGATTAAACTCTTTAATGATCCAGAAATTAATAAAAACCACGCACAATTAATTATAACAACGCAAACAACGGATCTTCTGTCCTTGAAAATCACCAGAAGAGATGAAATCTATTTTGCAGATAAAAATCAAAAGACAGGGGAATCGGAATTATATTCTCTGGATGAATTTGCTGTGCGTAATAAGGCAGATGTACGCAACGGCTATTACCTGGGAAGATATGGGGCTGTTCCGGAAATTGGGGATGGTGAAATCTTTTGGTAAGAGGATATCGTAAGAAAAATAGAAACTCAGAGAAACGGGCAACAAAACATACGCTTCTCATTGGTGCAGAAGGCAACAATAAAACAGAAACAACTTATTTTCAGAACTTTACAGGAGATAAGGTTACTGTAAGAACGATTGAGGGGAATGACACATCACCGATTCAATTGTTAGCTAATTTGGAGCAAGCCATAACTGAACATGATTTACAACCTGGTGATCTGGCCGTTTGTCTTGTAGATGCTGATTTCAATCCTTCAAAAGATACTCAACTAAAAGCAGCAGATTTGGAAGTTAAAAAGGCAAAGAGAGCAGCGAATAAAAAAGGCGTTAATATCATGTTGATTGTTTCCAATCCTTGTTTTGAAAAGTGGTTTTTATGCCACTTTTCTGCATCGACCCGAAACTATAATTCCAGCAAGGAAATCTTGGACGAGCTCAAAAAGTATTTTAAAGGATATAGCAAAAGCCAAGACGTTTATAAAGAATATTTGCAAGGCAAAACAGCCATCGCAGTTAAAAATGCCAAGATATTGGAGCAACATTGCTTGGACTCCGGCTTACGCCCACATACTGTTTCTTTTACCCCTAGTACGGAAGTGTATAAGGTGTTCGAGGAGTTTCTCTTTAAATATTTAAAGGAAAAAGAAAAAATATGAAAAGGAAGGGATATCTATGGATCAGAGAAAAATTGTTTCAATTTTGAAAAAACACGATGTAGATCAACTCTTTCATGCAGATACTGTGCTTACAAGCCTATCCTTCCTTCAAGCAAAAGGCATTTGTTCAAGACAATACCTTGACTCTTTGTCATTGAATAAGACTGATCAATATACAGATGAAACAGACAAAAGCTTTGATGTCTATGATGATTTGTTTTTTGATTCTGTCGATATTCATAAGCGCGCTCATAATAGAAATAAATATGGGCCTGTAACGTTTGTCTTTGATCTAAAGATGCTTCTTAATCAGGAACTGAAAAATAAAATCTTTATAACAAAAAGCAATGCAGCATATTGGAAAAAAGGGATGAGGCCAGAACAACGTTATTTCTTGACTGTAGAAGATTTAGCACAAGGATTTGTAAAGGGTAATTTTGGTCAAAACATTACCTTTCATCACGTTCCTTTTCAGGATTTTAGTGCTTTACAGTATATTATTTTGGAACGGTTACCCGCTCAGCATACAAATTTATTTGAAGATGCATATCATGAAATTAGAAATAAACTAAGAGAGTTAGGGTACTCCATTCCCTTAGTAATTAGAAAATGTGATGATGATTGCAAATGCTTTAATGAATACAACAAAATGTCTTACGATAAATTGCTGAAGTATTTTAAAACGAAAGGAGATCAATAACATGGAATCCTATGCCGTCTCAGATGATTCTCAGTTCTTTGCCTATAGTGGCACGTTTGTCAAGACCAAAATCGATGAATTTCTAAATGTATCAGGCAGCAGACATTGCAGCATTGAGCAGCAGTGCCGGGAAGTAGCGCTCTGCTGGCGGGACGTTCCCGATGGCTGAGTGGCAGCGCNGTATAGTGGCACGTTTGTCAAGACCAAAATCGATGAATTTCTAAATGTATCAGGCAGCAGACATTGCAGCATTGAGCAGCAGTGCCGGGAAGTAGCGCTCTGCTGGCGGGACGTTCCCGATGGCTGAGTGGCAGCGCTGGAAGTTATACACGTTGATGTAGTTGCGGATGGCCTTGCGAGCCTCCCGGATGTTGCGGTACTGCGTGAGATAGGCTTCCTCATACTTGAATGTCCGGAACCACCGCTCAATCTTGATGTTGTCGGCCCAGCGGCTCTTGCCATCCATGCTCTGGCGGATCTTGTGTTCCTTGAGGAAAGCCTTGTACTCCTTGCTGGTGAACTGGCATCCTTGGTCGGAGTTGAGAATCTGCGGCTTTGCTATACGGAGCGCCTTCCTTACGGCGGCAATGACCATCCGGGTGTCCAGGGTATCGTCCACCTCCCAGCCAACAATGCAGCNGTACTCCTTGCTGGTGAACTGGCATCCTTGGTCGGAGTTGAGAATCTGCGGCTTTGCTATACGGAGCGCCTTCCTTACGGCGGCAATGACCATCCGGGTGTCCAGGGTATCGTCCACCTCCCAGCCAACAATGCAGCGGCTGTACCAGTCGATGATGGCTGTCAGATAAACGAAACCGTGCTCCAGGGGAATGTAGGTGATGTCGATGGACCATGCCTGGTTAGGCTGCTGAATATCCACATGCTTCAGCAGGTAGGGCATCACCTGCGCTTGTTGCTGCCGCTTGGAAAGGTTCATCTTCGGATAGATGACGTCGATGCCCATCTCGCGCATATAGCGAGCTGTCTTGCGTCGTCCGGCCTGATGCCCGAGGCGCTGCAGCTGCGAGGCCAGCTGCCTTGCGCCCCAGGCAGGATTGTCCGTGTGGAAACGATCGATGATGCGCTTGCATTCCAGCTCTTCATCTGATGGAGTGTTCTCTTTGGGGTGGTAGTATTGGCTTGTGCGGTTGACGCCGAGCAGCTTTGCTGCTTTCCGAAGGGAAAGCTCCTTGCACTCACTCCTCGAAAGGTTTTGGAGAATACTGTTTCTCGTAGTCCGGTCCAAGAATTTCCTCAGATTTTTTTTTCAACCAATCCACCTGCATGGTGAGTTGGCCAACTTTGCGGGCATAGGAGGCTTTCTCCTTCCGCTCGGTCTCGAGTTTTTGATTGAGGTTGTCCTCTCTGGAATCATCGAATATGATGCTTGCCTTGCTGAGAAACTCGTTCTTCCAGTTCCGCAAGAGGTTCGGCAGGATTTCGTTCTCAGCCGCCAGCGTGTTGAGGTCTTTCTCACCCTTGAGCAGCTCGATGACGAGATCGGATTTGAATTTCGACGTGAAATGACGGCGCGTGCGTGACATGATGATTATCTCCTTTTTCATTGATCGCCTCCAGTATACCACGAGATTCACATTAAGAAATAGTTTCGAAGTTGTCTTAATTCATAGTTCCATTATAGCCAGCCGAATCCATCCGGAAAAAGATTATCCTGAAGATATAATAATTTCTCGAGCCCCTTTTCAGCGTGACCGGGACCGTATTATCCATTCCAGAGCATTTCGAAGAATGATGCACAAGACCCAGGTGTTCAATGCCAATAAAGGGGATCATTATAGGAATCGTTTAACTCATACTTTGGAAGTCTCTCAGATTGCGAGATCCATTGGAAAATACCTGGGTTTACATGATGAACTGGTTGAAGCAATTGCGTTGGGTCATGATTTGGGGCATACGCCTTTCGGTCATATTGGTGAGAGAACCTTGGATGAGATTTTGGTAAACGGGATTCCAGGTGAAGTTCGTGCTCTTCACCAAAATTTCAAACATAATTTCCAGTCAGTACGTGTGGTGGATAAGATAGAGACGCGTTGTAATGATTATTTGGGAATCAATCTGACTTTGGCAACTCGAGAAGGTATTTTAAAACATACGAAAGTCAAAGATAAAGAAGGCAATTACTATAGATACCCAGATTTGGATTTGCAACATATCAACTTGGATGAGCCTTCTTTTACCTTGGAAGGGCAAGTCGTTGGAATCGCAGATGAAATTGCGCAGTGTACTCACGATTTGGAAGATGGGGTAAGAAGCAAAGCCATTGATTTTATGGAACTGACGCAGCAATCTCTGGTCAAAAAAGGAATGGAAGCTTATGGCGTCCAGTTGAATTCTAATTCCAAAATGCCAGACTATGATACTCGCAACTTGATTATTAAACATTTGGTCGGCTTTTTGATCAATGATGTTTGTAGAAATTCAAAGGAAAATATTGAAAAATATGTTGATAAGATGAACCTAGAAAAAGTGAACGACTATATATTTAAAGAGCAGTGTATAGATTTCTCCGATGAAATTGAACCTTTGGTTAAATCCCTAAAGTCTTGGATGAATGAGAAAATCTTATATTCTGAAGAAGTGAGTATATCTGATTCCAAGTCTGAATATCTGATTAAGCAGCTATTTAAAGCCTTTTACAAGCACCCGTTACAGCTGCCGGATTATATGCTCCTGAAATACTGCAACACCAAGGGGATTACATTTTCAAGAGTGGATATCAGTAAAAAAGTAATTGAGCTGCAACAGGATGATGTCTTCGTTAGGATGATTGCGGATCATATTGGTGGAATGACGGATCAGTTCGCTTCCAGGACGTATAAGAAGCTTTACTATCCGGATTATATTTAAAATTCTAATTGTTTGTGTTAAAACAGTTAGGTCCAGAGGATTCCCTTTATTTCTAATACTCCCTCCTCATTTATTTATCTATTTACTCAACCCAGATAGCTATCTTGTGAAAAAAGATGTGCCCAATCTCTCAGAATAATGCGCCTTTCCCCATCCACCCTAATCCTTATTGCCTTTTACTGTCACGGAACGTATAATAGAAATTATACGGTGAAGGAGTAGACCTCCGTATTCTCTGTTGTTTTGCCAGCTATTGCCAGGCAATCGGAGAAAATCGTACAATACTGCAGGCTTTGGAGGAGTAGGACTTGGAAAACAAGCAATATGACCTTTCTTTTATCATTCTCACGTGGAATTCTGAGAAGTATATTGAAGATTGCCTGCAATCGATTGATACGATTACTACCCTTCGGACCCAGATCTATGTCATCGACAATGGGTCCCGGGATCATACGCTTTCCGTATTGGAACAGATGAAAAACAAATTGGCCCATACTCGGCTTGAAATCATTCCTTTATCCAGTAACCAAGGGACGACCATCAGCCGGAATATGGGCTTAAAAAAGGCCTGCGGCAATTCGAAGTATATTTGTGTGCTGGATTCTGACACCATTGTCAATGAAGCAGCCATGGTCCAGTTGGTCAAAATCCTTGCCGCAGATCATACCATTGGGATTGTCGGACCTGTCCTGAAGGGACTGGATGGCAGCATCCAGAATTCCGGACGGGCAATCCCTACGCTTTCATTGAAACTGATGAAAGTCATGCCCTGCAAGGGCTTGCGTGAAAAGGGCGCCCAAAAGGAACAGATACCGAAGCTCCAGGCTGTGACCGATGTTGGATATCTGATGTCGGCCTGCTGGGTAATGCCTTCCAGCCTGGTGGAAAAGATTGGCCTTTTGGATGAGAATATTTTTTACGCTCCCGAAGATGTGGAATACTGCATGCGTGCCTGGCAGCATGGGTACCGGGTGTGCTATGCGAAAGATGTTTCCATCATCCATGTGTGGCAGCGGCTTTCGAGAAAGAAGCTTTTCAGCAAACACAACTGGGAGCATCTGAAGGGATTGTTTTATCTCTTCCATCGCTATCATTGTTTTTTTGATAAACCGAATTACATTCACTATAAAAGTCAAGGAGAACAGGAATGAAAGTGTTTTTTGTGAACCCGCCGTTCAAAGCAGAATATGGTAAATTTTCCCGGGAAAACCGCAGTCCGGCTCTGACCCGCAGCGGGACGCTGTATTATCCTCTGTGGCTGATCTATGCAGCTGCTGTATGCCAGAAGAATGGGTTCGATGTAGAATTCCTGGATGCTCCGGCGACTCCATTGAATAACGACCAATCCATGGATTTCATCCGCAAACATGGGGAAGGCACGAAATTATTCGTTTTTGAAACCAGCACGCCGTCCCTGTATAGTGACGTAAAATTCATTGAACAGGTGAAAAAAGAATATCCGGATTCAGTGACCCTCCTGGTAGGAACCCACCCGTCTGCTCTGCCGGAAGAAACCCTGGGGCTCAGCACCAGCATTGATGCCATCTGCCGACATGAATTCGACTATATCGTGCGCGATGTGGCCAAGAGCATTCGGGATGGCAAAGATTACAAAGCTGTCCTGGGTCTGACTTATCGGGATGCTGATGGGAAAATCAAATCCAATCCAGATATGCCCTATATTGAGGATTTGGATGAAATCCCCTTTGCTTCCCGTTTCATTAAAGAATATCTGAACTATAAGGATTATTTCTTCGGGGCTTCCTATTACCCTGAAATCCAGATCTTTACCGGCAGGGGGTGCATGGCACACTGTAACTTCTGTGTGTATCCACAAACTCTGCATGGTCACAAATATCGTCTGCGCTCTCCGCAAAATGTGGTTGATGAATTCCAGTATATCGCCGACAACTTCCCTGATGTGAAAGAAATCGTTATTGAAGATGATACGTTTACCGGTAACATCCAGCGGGTACGGGATATCTGCCAGCTCTTGATTGATAAGGGCCTTTCCAAACGGATGACCTGGCTCTGCAATGCCCGGGTAAACCTGGATTATGACACCATGGTTATCATGAAAAAGGCCGGCTGCCGTCTGATCATCCCCGGTATTGAAAGCGGGAGCAACCAAATCCTTAAGAATATCAAAAAAGGGACCAATCTGGATTTGATCCGCAAATACATCAAGAACGCCAAAAAAGCGGGACTACTGGTCCATGCCTGCTATATGGTAGGGAATCAGGGCGAGACCAAAGAAACCATGCAGGAAACCCTAAAATTAGCCTTTGAATTGAATACAGATACCATGCAGTTCTATCCGCTGCTGCCGTTCCCGGGGACCGAAGCCTATGCCTGGGCCAAGAAGAATGGCTATATCAACGGGAAATACGATGAATACGTGAAAGAAGACGGGACCATCAACTGTGTGCTGAATCTTCCCGGTATCAGTGGGGAAGAGATGGTTAAATTCTGCGATGATGCCCGTAAAAAATACTACCTGCGGCCTCAATATATCATGCATCGGCTGTGGATGGGATTGAAGGATCCCCGGGATTTGAAACGGTCGTTGAAAGCATTTTTGAAAATCAAGAAGTTTTTGTTTAAATAAAATGGATGAGATGAAGAAGTTACCGAAAGTCACCATAGCGATGGCTGTCTATAAACCGAATTTGGATTTTTTTCGGCAGCAGCTGGAGTCCATCAATAAGCAGGATTATGGGAACGTAAGCCTGCTCATTTGGAATGACAGTTCCCAAGATTTCCAATGTGAAGAGATTGTTTCTCAATACATCACCAAAATTCCCTATAGAATTTTGGATAATGGGCACAACAATGGGGTAACCCAGGCTTTTGCCCATTTGACAGAAGCAGCTGAGGGAAAATACATTGCTTACTGCGACCAGGATGATATCTGGCTGAAAAACAAAATTTCGACTACGGTCGCCTTTATGGAAGACCACCCGGAATGTTCCTGCTGTCATTGTGAATGTCAGTTGATTGATGAGCATAATGACGTTGTAAAAAATAAGATTTATCCAGCAGCATTAGATATAATTAATGATATTACCTACCAAAAGAAATCTTTCTTTGTGAAATCCTGGGGTATTGGTTGTGCGATGCTAATGCCTTGTAATATTGCAAAAGCAGCACTCCCATTTCCTAACATGGTATTTCATGATCAATGGCTAGAGATGTTTGCCTTAACAAGTGGAAAGTTTTATTACATCCCTGATTTACTGTTAAAACATCGTGTTCATAGTACTAATAACAGCCAAACGTTACATGGTGTAAAAACAAAAGAAGATTATTATAAATTGAAGTTAAAAAAAGAAGAAAAACTTTTTTCTTTTTTGCAATCACGATTATCATATTGGCAAGAGTATAAAAAAGAAGAGCAATGGATTAAAGCTAGAATTAAATTTGCTGAAGAACCGAGCCTTCGTACTTTTTTTGAGTTGTTATCTTGGGTATATATTCGACCTGGCGTAACTTTGTTTGAGTTAATAATGCCATTTATACCAGATGCAATTTTTATTAACGTTTTAAAATTAATAAGAGAAGAAGTACGTAAATTTGGTATTAGATGAAAGTTATTGCTTGCTTTATATGTCTTTTGGCATTGGAATGTCAGTGTAATGTTAAGGGGATTTTATGAAAAAACTAGAAGATAGAGTACTTGTATTACTTTCAACATACAATGGCAGCAAATATTTATGTGATCTTTTAGATAGTGTCTTTCATCAAACTGATGTTGAAATCTTTTGTTTAGTTCGAGATGATGGATCAACCGATAATACAAAAAAAATACTAAAAGAATACTCGCGAAGATATAAAAACATATCGATAATAGAAGGAAAAAATATTGGTGTAATGGCTAGCTTTAATGAGCTAATTAGTAATCCTTTAACAAAGCAATTTAAATGGTTGGCTTTTTGTGATCAAGACGATGTCTGGTTACCTGAGAAGCTGAACGTTGCATTAAAAAGGTTAAATGCTTTATCTAATCAAGAATGTCCATTATTATATTGTAGCAATACGATTTTAGTTGATGAGCATTTAAAAAAAATTGGAATGTTTTATTATAAACCCTTTGAATTTAACAAGCATACGGCTATTGTTCGAAACATTGCTACTGGATGTACTGAAGTATTCAATCAAGCTGCTGCTGAAGCTTATAGAACAGGAATTGGGAGATTTAATGAATTACATGATTACTGGATGTACTTAGTCTGTATTTTTATGGGCAATGTGATTTATGATTTTAATTCTCATATTTTGTATCGACAACATAATGGTAATGTAGTGGGAATGAAACCGCATAAAAACGTAAAACAAGCTATTAAAAACCTTTTTTCTCATGAACGCGGAAATCGCGTTCGAACTCTGAAAAATTTTAGCGAGATTTATCATAGTAAGCTTTCCGCAAAGGATCTATCGCTGATATCTTCATTGATTAATTATAATTATTCGTTGTATAGGCGTTTATCTATCGTGTTTAATCCTAAATTACATGGAATTACATTCTCTGAAACAATTGGGTTTAAAATTAGGGCTTTACTAGGTCGATTGTACTAATCATATATAGAATTTCTAGATGATACAGAAATACTGTATGGTATATAAGTCTTATTTTAATGAGAATCTGTAAAATTAGATCCTTTTAAATTTCTGGGATTCTTATTGATGGAATTAATCTTTATAATCATACTCAGACTTTATGATTGATTACAAAGGGGCATATATGAATAAACGTATACTTTATATAATGAACGTTGATTGGGATTGGATTAAACAGCGGCCTCAATTTTTAGCAGAGGAATTAAGTAAAGAATTTAGTGTTGATGTTGTCCAACCTATTAATTATAGGCGGCATAATTTAGTTAAAGATCACAATAGAAAATTAAAACTGCATTATTGGTTTCAACTTCCGTTTGGAAGATTTAGCATTATTCGTAAAATAAACAAAGTGTTAATGTGGGTTTATTTTAAATTCTTCATTGATATAAAACAATATGAAGTAGTTTGGCTAACAACGCCAATTTATTATCCTGCAATTCAATCGTTAATTTCTTTGAATCAGAAAGTAATCTATGATTGTATGGATGATAATGCTGTTTTCCCAGGACTTCCTAGTGCATTGGAATTTTGTACTAGCGAAAAACAGCTAGTTAGCAGGGCAGATCATCTATTTTTTAGCTCAAATTATTTAATGGACGTCATATTAAAACGTTATCAAATTTGCGATATAGAAAAGGCCACAATAGTTAATAACGCATTAATTCCTGGTATGGTAGCATGCGAAGAACCAAAAGAGGAAAACATAAAATCAATGGATCATACTATCCATATTACCTATATTGGGACTATCGCAAGTTGGTTAGATTTTAAACTTTTAGAAAAGAGTTTAAATAAGTTTCCCAATATACAATTTGAACTATATGGACCTATTGAGAAGGGAGTTGAGTATAACCATTCACGAGTAGTTTGTCATGGTCCCATTCCGCATAATGATGTTATTAAGGTTATGCAAGAAAGCGATGCGCTTATTATGCCTTTTCAATTAATTCCTCTCGTGATGTCAGTAAATCCGGTAAAATTATATGAGTATATTTCTAGTATGAAGCCAATAATTTGTGTTTCATATAAAGAAACACAAGCATTTGAAAAATTTGTATATTCATATCATAATGATGATGAATGTTTGGCTCTTATTAACGATTTAGTTAACGGAAAGCTAAAATTTAAGAGTACAAGAGAAGAAGTCAATAAATTTTTAACCGAAAACACTTGGGATACGCGGGGAAAAGAAGTACGAAATATTTTATTAGCTTTGTAAGCCGCTTAATATGAAAGGTTATAATATGAATAAATTATTAACTATATCAATTGCTGCCTATAATGTTGAGAACACCATTGAAGAATGCTTGAATTCTTTCTTACCATGTCAACATTTTGATTTGCTTGAGCTTTTGGTGATTAATGATGGATCTCATGATCGGACTGCAGAAATTGTAGGAGAATTTGAAAAAAAATATCCGGAAAACATCAAACTGGTAAATAAAAAAAATGGAGGACATGGATCAACTTTAAATAAATCATTAGAATTAGCATCAGGAAAATTTTATAAAGTTATTGATGGTGATGACTGGGTGAATGCAAAAGAGTTAGATAAACTTATAGATTGTTTATTGACTACTCAAGCAGATTTAATTATTAATGATTATGTTGAAGTGTATCCTGATCATACACGACTTGTGTCCCATCGTAGTTTGTACCAAAACGATTTTGTATATTCATTTGATACGATTTTTCCAGATGGTAATTTTAATGGAAATCTATTTGCAATGCATGCAACTACGATATTGACACAACGGTTAAGAGATGTAGATATGAAAATTCAGGAACATTGTTTTTATGCAGATACTGAATTTATGTATTATGTTGGTCTGGCAGCTAGAACAGTACAATTTAATGTTAGCTGCGCATATCAATATCGATTAGGGGTGGCTGGGCAAAGCGTTAGTGCTGAAGGTATTTATAAGCATATTGAGGACCTTCTGAAAATTGAATATCGTTTAATTCAATTATACAACAATGATATATTGCAAATTCATAGTAGAGTAAAAAAACATTATCTTTTTGCAATTATTGATACTAGGTATCTATTAATTTTCGATTATTTTATTCGTATTATTCAGCAAGACAGCAAAGATTACCTTTTTATTGATTTTTTACGAAAAGTACAGACAGAGTATCCAGAAATTACACGTAGGTTTTATTTGCCTTTAAAATATCGTCTAGTAAAAGTATACCCGTCAGTTTTTATAAAGAGAATGAGATTCTTAGAACATACGCAAATATTTATGTTATTGCGTAGAGTAAAAAATAAATTTTGCTAAAGCATAGATGATAAATATATTTTATAGAAACATATAGGTTCATACTTCAAGTGAACATTATACTCTATTCAATGTTGGAGTGATGTGCATGGTAAAATCAAAATTAGAGATGAGAAATATATATATAATTGAATGCTTTATGCTAGGCTTAGCTACATTTTTGTTACCATTTCATATTGGGCATAGATTTTTAGCTGTTCCTTTTATTGGTACAATGGGGTCAAAGCTATCTATATATCCAATATTGTTGGGTATATGCTTATTTATATATCAAATTTTTAAGCAAAGAAGATTAGCTGTTCCAAAGATGTGTATATTGTTTTTCATATTGTTTCTGTTATGGAAGCTAATTGCATTATTGCATGGACTTATAATTTTCCCTAGGTGGCAGGAGATTTCTGCGGATCAATTTTCTAAACTTAAATCTTTAATTATAATTTTAAAAGGAAGGGGATTTTATATAGATGAAATATTAATAGGGCGTATTTGGTGGTCTATTAAACTTGTACTGAAGCATTTATTGGAATACGGGTTAACTTATGGATGCGTTCTATGGGTAATCTCATTATTTTATCAAGAGCGCAAGACACCATTTCGCTTCTTTTGTTTGGGGATTTTAAGTAGTTCAATTATTTGCTCGTTGTATTCTATAATTGAATTTGTTTATTTATTTGGGAATTTTGATGCAATGAGAATATTGACGTTAATAAATCCATTTATTTATGATGTCGGAATTAATCATGGATGGTGGCCACCTTTATTATGGGGGAACCGTGTTAGATCAGTTTTTGCAGAACCTGCTTATATGGCTCTTTTCTTGACAGTATCAATTCCTATTCTGTATTTTCAAATTCAAAAATCAACACATAATAACTGGATATGGAAAATATTACTTGCTATTCAAATATTTATGATGTGGGGAACAAACAGTAAGACAGCTATGGGAATTATGATAGCAGAAGGATTCGCTGCCTTTCTTTTTCTCATTCTACGGAGAAAAAAATTTCAAACAAAACAAGTTTCTTATCCTGTTATTGCGTTATTACTTTTATGTATAGTTGGGATGGGATTAAATCATATTTTTCAACATCGCTACGCTATTGATTATGAATTGTTATCTATAGGTTCAGATGATAGCATAGCTATTAAAGTAACTAATAAAAGTATGACTTATTGGGATGAACGAAAACAATTAGCCCTTACTGGAGCTTGGTTTACAGATGATTGGCAAGGAGAATCTGGGAGAACTGAGGTATTGTTGGGAAAAAGTTTGCGCCCAGGACAAAGCTGTCAAGTCCAAATGAAACTTCCCGAACCTATCAGTAAAATGGTTTATCCCAATATTGTTATTGAACTTGTAACAATAGATTCTTCAGGAAAGAAGACAAGGCTCGGAGGGGAAGGCGCAGGGAAATTTACATTAAAATGGGATGAGGACCATTGGTTAGATAAAGGGGAATCAAAGCCTAAGGATAACAAGATGACAGCACTAAGTTCAAAATCAGAAGGCAGTAATCAACAACGCTATGGCCTAATGCATGTCGAAACTTTAATGGGTTTAGATCATTGGTTGTTTGGTGTAGGCGGACAGGAATTGAAACAAGCTTATTTTTCTTTTTATGTTCCAGATTGGCTACTCAAAAATGATGAAGTAAAATTATGGATGAAATTCCAAAAGGAAAAAGGCTTTTTAAATTCCGGTTTTCCCATCATCAGCGATTATACCCACCAATTTGCCAGTTATGGACTTCCAGGATTTCTTCTATACTTGATGCCATCTTTCTACGGCCTTTATCTTTTGATTATGAAGCGTAAAATATGGTTGCAGGCAAAATCTATTGAATATTTACGGATTGCAGCTCTCAGCATCAGTTATTTTGGATTGATGGTGTCGTTCATTGGTGGTAATTCGACTCAGCTTTATATCTATTGGCTGTTGCTGGGTGTCCTGCTTGGGTATCTTGGTACAATCAATGAAGAATTGCCTAAAGAAAAGATAAGCTAAAACAAGACCTCGGATTATGTCCGAGGTCTCTTTATTTTGGCTTTTATCTTGTTCAGTGCAAAAAATAGCATGGGGTCATGTCTTATCAATAATGCCAATGTATAAAGCAGGATGCCAGCAGGAACAATGAGGATAGTATGCATGAACGAGGGAGAAAGTAATTTGTCCAGAAAATGAAGAGTGACAAACATCGATAGGCCGGCAATCAGATAATTTTTTGTTTGCAGAAGAATTTGAGACAATGGGAAAATATCCCGGACAATATAAAATTGAGCAAGAGTAACGACCATTTCTGCTATCAGGGATGCTACTGCTGCTCCAATCGCCCCATAGCGTGGAATCATCAATGCGTTTAAGGTAAAGTTCGTTGCGGATCCACAGACCACGGATAGTGTCAGTTTATTTTGCTGCCCGGTGGGAACCAGATATTGGATACCTGTCACATTGCTGAGTCCGATGGCAATGACCAGGCCACTGAGAATCTGCATCAGGGGAATGACTTTTTCGTAGCCGGGGCCGAAAAACCAGGGAACGAAGTTGCTGCTGACCGCAATGAAACCAAAGAACATGGGGAGTGTCAGAAACCATACAAATCGATAGGAACGCATCATATTGGTCTTGATGGTCTCGTACTCTTTGTGGGCGTAGGCATAGGCAATGCGGGGCAGCATGACGGTACCCAGGGAGGTAACTACGGTCAGGGACATTTTAACCACTTTTTCCGCCTGTTCATAGTATCCATTTTCCAGGGGAGAGCCCGTAATAACCCCAATCATGGTCTTATCCAGGACCGTATAAATCTGGATAGCAATCTGGGGAAGGAACATCTGCAGGATAGTAGTAAAGTTTCGGAAGGGATGGATTTCCCGGCGGGGAACATGGACCAGGTATTTGGGCAGGTAAAGCCAGATGGAGAGACCGGAAACGATGTTCATCAGCCCTAAAAGGGCCACATACTTATTCAAATCGGAGGGTTGATGGATCAGTGCGAAAATCAGGATGATGCTGGCTAGTTTGATAATGAAATTTCTAAAAACGATTTTACCGAATTCTTCCAGCCCCTGGAAAAACCAGGAAATATCAAAAAGGACAGCAATGATGTTCAGCGCCTGGTACCAGTAAATGAGATGATCTCCGGAAAAATGGGAGACAACAAAATAATAGGTAATCAGGCTGATTCCTACCAGCAGGAAACGGATCAGGTTGACTTCATAGAACGTCCGGCTTTGCAAATGCGGACTATCCTGGTGATAGGCGATTTCCCGCTGGGCGTAATCGGCTACCCCCAGAGAGGCCAGCAGGATGAAGTAGGAGACAATGGAATAGGTATAACTGTAGGTCCCGATGCCGGCTGGTTCCAGAACACGGGATAGATAGGGGGTGGTAATGAATGGGGTGATCAATAGCAGCAACTGATAGCTGACATTGTAGATGTAATTCTTTGAAACGCTTTTGGACATAGGAAACTCCTGAAGAAATGGTTGATTATCAATGACACTCTACTATATATATCATATTCACACCTGACGGACAAGCCTGTGATATGATATAATCAAAATAATATGCGATGAGTGCGGGAGGATTCGATTGATGGTTGATTATCTGATTGTAGGGAGCGGTTTGTTCGGAGCAGTATTTGCTCATGAAATGAAAAAAGCTGGAAAGAACTGCCTGGTCCTGGAGCGGCGTGACCATGTAGGTGGCAATGTTTACTGTGAAGAAAAAGAAGGAATTCGGATCCATAAATATGGTGCTCATATTTTCCATACGTCGGATAAAAAAGTGTGGGAGTATGTGAACCAGTTTGTGGAATTCAATAACTATATCAATTCACCGGTAGCCAATTATAAAGGAGAACTGTACAATCTTCCTTTCAATATGAATACCTTTACTAAGATGTGGGGCGTAGTGACACCCAAACAGGCGGCCGAGAAGATTGCTCAGCAGAGGAAAGAAGCGGGGATTACCGAACCGAAGAATCTGGAAGAACAGGCGATTTCTCTGATTGGGACGGATATCTATACGAAACTGATCAAGGGATATACGGAAAAGCAGTGGGGACGGAGCTGCACGGAATTGCCGGCTTTCATTATCAAACGGCTGCCGGTGCGCTATACCTTTGATAATAACTATTTCAATGACCGGTACCAGGGCATTCCCATTGGCGGCTATAATGTACTGATCAATGTCCTGCTGGACGGCATTGAAGTACGGACAAATGTTGATTACAATAAAACCCGGAAAGAATATGAGGGTGTGGCTAAAACCGTCGTTTACACAGGACCCATTGATGAATATTTTGGGTATCAGCTGGGACGGCTGGAATACCGTGGGCTTCGGTTTGAAACGGAACGACTGGAAGAAGAAAACCATCAGGGTGTGGCTGTGATGAACTACACGGATCGGGAAACGCCTTATACCCGGAGTATCGAACACAAGCATTTTGAATTCGGGACCCAGCCGGTTACCTATGTGACCAAAGAATATCCGGCCGATTGGAAACCGGGCGAAGAAGCGTATTATCCGGTAAATAATGAACGGAATCAAAAACTGTATGCGCAGTATGCAGAACTGGCCACGAAAGAGAAAAATGTGATCTTTGGCGGGCGGTTGGCAGAATATAAATATTATGATATGGATGATGTGATTGCCAGCGCTTTGAAAAAAGTAAGAGAAACAATAAACCACTAATGAAATTAAAATAGCCATGCAATCCCTTATGGTCTTGCATGGCTTTCTCTGGTATAATCAAGTGTTAGAAGTTTTGTAAGGAGTGATGTTCTTGAAAGGTATCATCTTAGCCGGGGGCTCCGGCACCCGTCTGTATCCGCTGACCATGGTTACGTCGAAGCAGCTGCTTCCCATTTATGATAAACCCATGATTTTCTATCCCCTGACTACGCTGATGCTGGCCGGGATCCGGGATATCCTGATCATTTCCACCCCCAAGGATCTGCCCAATTTTGAACGGCTGCTGGGGGATGGGAGCCGGTATGGGGTGCATTTGAGCTACAAGGTGCAACCTTCTCCGGATGGCCTGGCCCAGGCGTTTATTTTGGGTGAGAAGTTCATTGACGGGGACCGGTGTGCCATGATCCTGGGGGACAACATCTTCTACGGAGCCGGGCTGACGAAGCATTTGAAGGAAGCGGCGGCCAATGAGACGGGGGCCACGGTGTTCGGATATTATGTGGATGATCCGGAACGGTTCGGGGTCATCGAGTTTGACAAAGATGGCAAGGCCATTTCCATCGAGGAAAAGCCCCAGCAGCCCAAGAGCAATTACGCCGTGACGGGGCTGTATTTCTACGATGCCCGGGTGTGCGAGTATGCCAAAAAGGTAAAGCCGTCCGCCAGAGGCGAACTGGAAATCACGGACCTGAACAAGATGTATCTGGAAGACGGAAATTTAAAGGTGGTAACCCTGGGCAGGGGCTACGCCTGGCTGGATACCGGGACCATCAACAGCCTGTCCGAAGCGTCGGAATTCGTAAAAGCAGTGGAAACCAGAGCCGGAATCCAGATCGCGGCGCCGGAAGAAGTGGCCTTCGCAAACAATTGGATAGATAAGGAAACTTTGGCTGCCAGTGCGAAGCAATATGGAAAAAGCCCTTATGGGCAATATCTGCAAAAAGTTGTCGATGGCAAGATTTTACGTGAATCGTAATAAGGGGAAAATAGCATGAATATCATTGTTACAGGTGGCGCTGGGTTTATAGGATCCAACTTCATCTTCCATATGTTGAAAGCTCATCCTGAAGATAGAATCATTTGTCTTGATAAATTAACGTACGCAGGAAACCTTTCTACGCTCGAACCTATCATGGATAACCCTCATTTCCGCTTCGTAAAGATGGATATTTGCGATCGTGATGCCGTTTATGGTCTGTTCGAAGAGGAGCACCCCGACATCGTGGTCAACTTTGCGGCGGAATCCCATGTGGACCGGTCCATTTTGAACCCGGAGATTTTTCTGGAGACAAATATCATTGGGACTTCTGTATTGATGGACGCTTGCCGGAAGTATGGCATCAAACGGTATCATCAGGTTTCTACGGATGAGGTGTATGGGGACCTGCCTTTGGATCGGCCGGACCTGTTCTTTACGGAGACCACGCCCATCCATACGTCCAGCCCTTACAGCAGCTCCAAGGCCGGGGCGGATCTGCTTGTCTTGGCGTACCACCGGACCTACGGGCTGCCGGTGACCATCAGCCGGTGCAGCAACAACTATGGACCGTACCATTTCCCGGAGAAACTGATTCCCCTGATGATCATCAATGCCCTGCATGACAAGCCTCTGCCGGTGTATGGGGATGGGCTGAATGTGCGGGACTGGTTGTATGTGGAGGACCATTGCCGGGCCATTGATCTGATTTTGCAAAAGGGCCGGGTAGGGGAAGTCTACAACGTGGGCGGCCACAACGAAATGCGGAACATCGACATCGTAAAGCTGATTTGCCAGGAACTGGGCAAGCCGGAAAGCCTGATCACCTATGTGAAGGACCGGAAAGGCCACGACAGACGGTACGCCATCGACCCCACAAAGATCCACAACGAACTGGGCTGGCTGCCGGAAACAAAGTTCAAGGATGGGATCAAGAAGACAATCAAGTGGTATCTGGAGAACCAGGATTGGTGGGAGAATATCGTGAATGGGGAGTATCAGAAGTACTACGAGAAGATGTATGGGGGAAGGTAATCGTTCATCGTGGATCGTGAGTCGTTTATCGTTATGAACGAAACCCCAAGGAGGCTAAACCACATGAAAATCCTGGTAACGGGTGTCAATGGCCAGCTGGGCCATGATGTGATGCTGGAATTACAGAAACGGGGATATGAGGCCGTGGGGTGCGGGTCCTCGCCAGAGTATCGGGGCATGGCTGACGCTGTGGCAAAGCTGCCCTATGTGTCGCTGGATATTACTGATGATGCTGCAGTGGATAGGGTGCTGCAGGAGATCAAGCCGGACTGTGTGTGCCACTGTGCGGCCTGGACGGCCGTGGATGCTGCCGAGGAACCGGAGAACAAGGATAAGGTCTTTGCCGTGAATATGGACGGGACACGGAATCTGGCCCGGGCTTGCCAGGCTTTGGATGCCAAGTTCATGTATATCTCTACGGACTATGTGTTCAACGGCCAGGGAACCGAGCCCTGGAAGGCAGACAGCCAGGAGTTCGCACCGCTGAACGTATACGGCAAGAGCAAGCTGTACGGGGAACTGGCGGTGAAGGAGCTGCTGACGAAGTATTTCATCATCCGCATTGCGTGGGTGTTCGGGCTGAACGGCAACAACTTTGTGAAGACCATGCTGAAAGTGGGGAAGGACCACGATACCCTGCGGGTGGTCAACGACCAGATCGGTACGCCCACCTACACGGCGGATCTGGCCCGGCTGCTGGTGGATATGCTGGAGACGGAAAAATACGGAACGTACCATGCTACCAACGAGGGCGGGTACATTTCCTGGTATGATTTTGCCAGGGAGATTTTCCGCCAGGCCGGGTATTCTACGAAAGTGATCCCAGTGACTACGGAAGAGTATGGCCTGAGTAAAGCCAGGCGGCCCTTCAACTCCCGGCTGGATAAGAGCAAGCTGGGGGAGAAGGGGTTTGCTGCGTTGCCCGATTGGAAAGATGCTCTGAAGAGATATTTGGCGGCGGTGCTGTAAGGGATGGTGTAGGAGGTACTATCATCATGCAAATCAAAGTGACGAAAAACGTGGGAGGCATTGACGGCCTCTGTATCATTGAACCGGCTGTGCATGGGGATGCACGGGGATATTTTATGGAAACGTATAACAGAAAGGACATGGAGGAAGCCGGGTTCCACATTGATTTTGTCCAGGACAACCAGAGCATGTCCACCAAAGGGGTGCTGCGGGGGCTGCACTTCCAGAAGCATTTCCCCCAGTGCAAGCTGGTGCGGGCTGTACGGGGATCCGTGTTCGACGTGGCCGTGGACCTGCGGGCCGATTCCAAGACCTACGGCAAATGGTACGGCGTGGAACTGACGGCGGAAAACAAGAAGCAGTTCCTGATCCCGGAAGGGTTCGCCCATGGGTTCCTGGTGCTCAGCGATGAGGCGGAATTCTGCTATAAGGTGAATGATTACTGGCATCCCAATGACGAAGGCGGTATGGCCTGGAATGATCCGGAAATCGGGATTGAATGGCCGCAATTGGTCGGGGAATACAAAGGCAGCGCCAGCGGCGAAGGGTACCACCTGGAAGATGGTACGCCGCTGAACCTGAGCGACAAGGACCAGAAGTGGCTGGGGATCAAGGATACGTTTAAGTTTTGAGAAGCTGGGGAGGCCCCCTGGGCGACCTGGGTTCGGATGTCCCTGACGGGCCATCCCTACGCAGGGAACGGATTGTACGGCTAGGTACCGACCAATCTGATCACTAGCCACTAATCACTAACTATGTTATAATAAGTAAAACGGTGCTGTCTGGTGACGGTCAGCCCCGAAGAGTTATCTTAAAAGATTAACCGCACGTTGGCTGAGGGGCGGTTAATCTTTTTTTATGAGGATTACAAGGATGATCAACAACAAAAGTGTTACGTTGAATTCGTCCATGGGCCTCACCCCATTCCTGGGGTGTTAAGGCCGGACTATAATTGACCCAAAGGGCCGGAAAAAAATGACCCACCTCATACCAAAATGGATTACCATAATAAGTGAGCAAACTTGTTAGGGGGTAGTCCAAAATGATAGGAAGTGGGCTTATTATGATAATACGCGATAGTGCAAGAAAAGGCAAGAGCGCATATGCTATCGGTAAAGAGCAGAATATTTCCAAGAACACGGCCAAGAAGTATATGCAAGTAGGTACTCTGCCGGAGCCACCTCATAAGCGCGGTTCCATTCTGGATCCCTTTAAGCCGCAGGTCAACCAGATGATGCACGATGGCATATTCAACTGCGTCGTCATCCTGGAGACCTTGCAACAGATGGGTTACACCGGTGGGAAGACCATCATCAAGGATTATGTCCACGTTTTTCGTCCGCCAAAGGCCATCCCGGCTGTGCCACGGTATGAAACCAGACCTGGAAAGCAGGCCCAGATGGATTGGGGAATCTGCCAGTATTTGGGCACAGATGGCGAATTCCACAAAGTTCCAGCTTTCGTCATGACTCTGGGATACTCTCGGACCCGATACGTGGAATTCACAAAACGTTGTGACCTCAAAAGCCTGGAACGCTGCATCCTGAACGCTTTTGAATATTTTGGCGGAGTCCCTGATGTCGTGCTGACAGATAACATGAAGACAGTTGTCCTGAAGCACGAGGCCGGGAAGACTATCTTCCTTCCCGCTTTCGAAAGCTTCTGTGCCGATATGGGCTTCAAGCCTTCCACCTGCAAGGTACGTCGGCCCCAGACAAAAGGGAAGGTAGAACGTTCTGTCCGCTATCTCAAAGAAAACTTCCTGCCCGGAAGACGTTTCACCGATCTGTACGACCTGAACCGCCAGGCTCTTCAATGGTGCCAGCATGTGAACGGCAAAAAGCATGGGACTACAGGGAAAATCCCTCTGCAGGAATTGACTGCAGAGCATCTGAACCCTCTCCCGCCCCAGGAGCTGCGCAACCGTTACCGCTGGGAAGACAGGCGGATTTCCAAGGATGGATTCGTCAGCTTCGACGGCCATCTCTATGGTGTGGATTGGCACTACAGCGGCAGAGAAGCCCAGGTCCGGCTGTACCAGAACCATGTGCAGGTATACGTAGATAACCTTCCTGTAGCAGATATACCGCTCTCTGAAGTAAAGGGATATTATGTTCCGCAACAGGCGCAATACAGCGGATTGGAGGCCAAGGAGGGCATTGCTTACCCTCGAACGGCAGGAATCCAGATGAAAGAAGATGTGGTAAAGCGTCCTCTGGCCCTTTACGACAGGCTGATGGAGGTGGTATCCAATGCTTGAAGTGGAGCATGCCAGGAAGCTCCTGGCTGAATTCAATATGCCGGAGGCAGCCTGCCAGCTGGATGCTCTTCTGGAAACGGCCACTGCAAAAGACTCGACTTTTATTTCGTTTCTCGACCAGCTCCTGAGCTTTCAGCAGAAGGAACGAACTGAGAAAGCCATCCGGAAAAGGATGAAAGCTGCACGGATCCCGACCGTGAAGACACTGGAGGAATTCGATTTTTCGTTCCAGCCCAGCCTGAATCCGAAACAGCTCCAGGAACTGCGTACACTTGCTTTTGTGGAACGAGGTGAAAATCTGATCCTGCTGGGACCGCCGGGAGTCGGCAAGACGCATCTGGCCACCGCGTTTGCGGTAGAAGCCCTGCACCACGGCAAAACCGCATACTTCATTACGCTAGCCCATCTTATTGAAGATCTGGAAAAACGACGGGAAAAAGGACTGCTGTCCAGGCGCTGCAAATTTTACGCCCGGCCAGATATCCTGGTGATAGATGAAGTTGGCTATATGCAGCTGAGCCGGCAGCAGGCAGAATTGCTGTTCCAGATTGTCTGCGCCCGCTATGAGCGGGGTACTATAATTATGACCAGCAACAAGTATTTCAGTGACTGGGGTGAACTCATGAGCGATTCAGTGATTGCGACTGCTATCCTGGACCGATTGCTGTACCATGCTCATGTGATAAATATTAGAGGTGAGAGCTACCGCTTGAAAGATCGTCTGCGTGTAGGCTTGAATCCGGCCGTCCCCCAGCCCGGCCTTGGGAAAACCGGCTTTAAGGACTTCCGGCCCTAAGGCAGAAGAAACATTGAATTTACCGTTTTATTGGGTCACTTTTAACCGGCCAAATGGGTCAAATTGAACCCGGCCTTGACANCGGCCGTCCCCCAGCCCGGCCTTGGGAAAACCGGCTTTAAGGACTTCCGGCCCTAAGGCAGAAGAAACATTGAATTTACCGTTTTATTGGGTCACTTTTAACCGGCCAAATGGGTCAAATTGAACCCGGCCTTGACATGGTGAACCGAAAACAGATTCCCTTGGGGTATTATGACAAGTTGGAAGATGCCATTGATGCTCGGAAAGTCGGGGAAGAGAAGTATTTTCGGTCTAAACAGGAAAAGGTAGATGCTATCAAGAGAGGAACGTCCAAGTGACGGGCCTCTTTTTTTTTTTCAAACTCAATAACAAACCTTAGCCGGTATGGGAGCCATAGTAGCTTCTCATACCGGCTTTTTATATGCCAGAAAAAAATTTTAAAGTTTTTTGGAAACCGTCAGAAAATCCACTCTCCCAAGGCTAAAGAGTGGAAGGGGAAAACGATACTAACCCTCAGAAAGGAGGAAAAGCCATGAAGCAAAGAGTTAGCATCAGCGTTTCTGCGGCAAAGGGTGGTGGGCATATCGCTGCCGTACGGTCTGTGTCCGTGCGGGAACGGATTCTGCGGTTCCTGCTGGGTGGGAAGGAAAAAGTAACCATCATCGTGCCAGGCGACTCCGTAGAGGAACTGGCCATCAGGGAAATTAACGAAGGAGGAAACTAAGGTGACGAAGGACAATCTTGAAAATCTGGCGAACGAAATGGCCAATTGCACAAAGACCCTGCTGCGGATTGTAGAAGCTCTGGAAAACGAGATGAACAATAGCACAGCAGAACCGGAAAAGGTGATTCCAGAGCGGAAGGCCCTTTCTTTTGAAGAAGTCAGGAAAGCGGCGGCTGACAAGTCCCGCCAGGGATTCACAGCAGAAGTGAAAGCCCTTATTGAAAAATATGGGGCGGAAAAACTCTCCAGCGTAAAGCCGGAAGACTATGAAGCCTTTATGAAGGAACTGGAGGAGATCAGCCATGCCGGATAAGCAACATGCGGTTCTTTCCGCCTCGTCCAGCTACCGCTGGCTGGCCTGCCCGCCTTCCGCGTTGGAGTGTGCGAAGCGGCCGGATACCACAAGCGACTTTGCCCGGGAGGGTACGGATGCTCATACTCTCTGCGAATACAAGGTGAAGGAAGCCCTGGGCAGGAAGGCCCAGAACCCTACGGGGACCCTCGACTATTACAGCGAGGAAATGGCTGAATGCACGGACGACTATGCCCAATTCGTCATGGAGCGGCTTGCGGAAGCAAAGAAAGAGTGCAAGGATCCCATCGTCCTTGTAGAACAGCGGTTGGACTTCTCGAAATGGGTGCCGGATGGGTTCGGTACAGGAGACTGTGTCATTGTGGCGGATGATACCCTGACCGTCATCGACTACAAGCACGGACTTGGTGTGGAAGTCAGCGCAGAGAAAAATCCCCAGATGATGTGTTATGCCCTGGGGGCACTGGACCTCTTCGACGGGATTTACGATATCCAAAGGGTCTCCATGACCATCTTCCAGCCAAGACGGGACAATGTCAGTACCTACGAAATGACTAAAGGCGACTTGCTCCAATGGGCGGAGAAAGTCCTCAAACCCACGGCTGCTCTGGCGGCTAAAGGCGAAGGGGAGTACAAAGCCGGTGAGCACTGCCGGTTCTGCAAGATCAGGGCCACCTGCCGGAAACGGGCAGAGTATAACCTGGAACTTGCCAGGTATGACTTCGCCATGCCGTCCACTCTCTGTGACGCAGAAGTAGAAGCAGTGCTGGAAAAGGCCGATGACCTTGTAGCCTGGGTGGGTGACATTAAGGACTATGCCCTGCAGCAGGCTCTATCCGGCAAGGCATGGACTGGCTGGAAACTGGTGGAAGGGCGCTCCAATCGCCGTTATGTAGATGACGATGCGGTGGCCGCCAAAGTGGAGGAAGCCGGATACTCTCCCTACGAAAAGAAACTCATGGGCATCACAGCCCTGACCCACCTTCTGGGGAAACGGAGGTTTGATGAACTTCTGTCCGGCCTCATCGAAAAGCCCCAAGGCAAACCGGTCCTGGTACCGGAATCGGACAAACGCCCGGCTATGCATACCGCGGCAGAAGATTTTAGCAGTGAAAATTAAGGAGGAACGAACAATGAAACATTATGTAAACCCTTGCAAAGTCATTACCGGAGCAAATACCCGCTGGTCCTACGCCAACGTCTGGGAACCCAAATCCATCAACGGAGGAACCCCCAAGTACAGCGTGAGTCTCATCATCCCCAAGTCTGATACGAAGACCGTGGAAAAGGTGAAAGCGGCAATCCAGGCTGCCTACGAGGAAGGACAGGGCAAGCTCAAAGGAAACGGCCGCATTGTGCCGAAGCTGGAAACCATCAAGAACCCGCTCCGTGACGGAGATCTGGAACGGCCTGGGGATGATACCTACAAGGACAGCTACTTCATTAATGCCAATTCTGCCACAAAGCCCGGCATCGTAGATTCTTCCTGCCAGCAGATTCTGGAACGGTCTGAAGTGTACAGCGGGGTCTATGGAAGAGCCTCCATCAACTTCTACGCCTTCAACTCCAACGGCAACAAGGGCATTGCCTGCGGCCTGAACAACCTGCAGAAGATTCGTGACGGGGAGCCTCTGGGCGGAAAACCCCGGGCAGAAGACGACTTTGCTACGGCAGACGATGATGATTTCCTGGACTAAGGAGGAACAATAATGGAAAATGTTTTGAAATTGATTCTGGATTGTCTGTACTGTCTGGTTGCCCTGTGTGTTGGCGGCTTCTTTGTGGCCATGATCTACACGGATATCAAAAAGGACCAGCGGGATGAAATTGCGGCCCGGAACCGGGAGAAACGGGAAGCAGAATATCATCGCAAACAAATGGAATCCTTTCGGAAATAAGACTTGGTAAATGGTGGCGGCGGGGCCTTGTGCTTCGCCGCTTTTCTCGAGGTGAAACGTATGAAAACCATCAGTATCGATATTGAGACCTACAGCGATGTGAACCTGGCCAAGTGCGGGGTCTATAAATACGCCGAGTCCCCGGATTTTGCAATCCTCCTTTTTGGCTACGCAGTGGATGGGGGCCCAGTGCGGGTCATCGATCTGGCCCAGGGGGAAACCATCCCGGAAGAGATTCTGGAGGCCCTCACCGATGACTCCATCACCAAGTGGGCCTTCAATGCCAATTTCGAACGGGTGTGTCTGTCCCGGTATCTGACGGATTTGGGGAGGAGCCTGGATCCCTTCCATGACCATCATCCGCTTTCTCAGGACTGTGCCCGGTTCCTGAACCCGGCCGGCTGGAAGTGCTCTATGGTCTGGTCCGCCTATATGGGACTGCCCCTTTCCCTGGAAGGAGTGGGGGCCGTGCTGAATCTGGACAATCAGAAGATGAAAGAAGGCCGGGACCTGATCCGTTATTTCTGCGTTCCCTGCAAGGAGACCAAGACCAACGGGGGACGGACCCGGAACTTTCCGAACCATGCTCCAGACAAGTGGAATTTGTTCAAAAGCTACAACAAGCGGGATGTAGAAGTGGAAATGGCCATCCAGGAAAGGCTGCAAAAGTATCCTGTCCCAGACCAGGTGTGGGAGGAATACCACCAGGACCAGGAAATCAACGACCGGGGAATTGCCATTGATCTGGAACTGGCCCGGCAAGCGGTGGCCATGGATGCCAAAAGCCGGGAGAGCCTGATGGCAGCCCTGAAGGAAAAGACCGGCCTGGAGAATCCCAATTCAGTCCTCCAGATGCTGGGATGGCTCGAAGCCCGTGGCCTAAAGTCGGACTCCCTGGGGAAGAAGCAGGTGAAGGAACTATTGAAAACGGCCCAGGAGCCTCTCCGCAGTGTGTTGCAGCTCCGGCAGAAGCTGGCCAAGTCTTCTGTGAAGAAGTACCAGGCCATGGAAATAACCGCCTGTCAGGACGGCAGGGCCCGGGGCATGTTCCAGTTCTATGGGGCGAACCGTACTGGACGGTTTGCGGGGCGGCACATACAATTGCAAAATCTTCCTCAGAACCATCTGCCGGACCTTTCAGAAGCCCGGGAGCTGGTGCGCCAGGGAAACTACGAGGCTCTGGAGCTGCTCTACGATTCTGTGCCGGATGTGCTGTCCCAGCTGATTCGGACCGCCTTTGTGCCCCGTGAGGGGATGAAGTTTGTGGTCTCGGACTTCTCGGCCATTGAGGCAAGGGTCATTTCCTGGATGGCCGGGGAAAAGTGGAAAGCCGCAGCCTTTGCAGCCGGGAAGGACATCTACTGCTCAACGGCCAGCCAGATGTTTGGAGTGCCCGTGGTGAAACACGGGGTGAACGGGGATTTGCGCCAGAAGGGGAAAATCGCGGAACTGGCCTGTATCGCAGAAGGGCAGCTTGTCCTTACGGATCATGGTCTTATCCCCATTGAAAAGGTGACCACGGAAGACCGGGTTTGGGATGGAGAGAACTGGGTCCACCATGACGGGGTTGTCTACAGAGGCGAAAGAGAGGTGCTCACCTATGAAGGACTCACAGCAACTGCCGACCACATGGTCTGGGTGCAAGGGAAAGAGAAGCCAATACAGCTTGGAATCGCCGCCGCCAGCGGCGCACATCTCTTACAAACCGGAAATGGTGGGCGAGCAATACGGCTGGGTAAAAATTATCAGCCCGGAAAAACGCTGGAACGAGAAACAGAACCATTGCTATGTTTTGACCCAGTGCCAGGGCTGCGGATCCATACAATGGACTCTGCGGGATGCTCTTGTAAGCGGAAAAAGCAAGGGGTGTCAGCATTGTTCCCAAGCCAGAAAGATTCCTTTGTGGCTTTACAAGCGGTTGATGGCAGCCAAACAGCGCTGCGAAAATCCCAAAGATGCGAGCTATCGGAATTATGGAGCCAGGGGCATCCGGTTCCAGTTTCCCAGTGTGCTTGCGGCAGGACTTTATCTGCTGGAGCAGTATGGACTTCCAGATCGGGAGTACGAAATCGACAGAATCAACAACGATGGAGATTATGCTCCAGGAAATATCCGAATGGTTCCTTTAAAAGTGAACCGGGGCAACCGAAGAAAAACGGTGTTATCGGAATTCCAGCAAGAGTATTGGCCGTACTGTTATTCGACGGTGATTCGAAAGTTGTCTGGCGGGGAGACAAGGGAACAGATCATAGCAGATGCCAGGGATGCAGTAGCAAAGAAACGGAAAAACTGGTATGTCATCGACGCACGGCTCGACTTTATGACATACGAAATGCCGGACCCCATCACCGTTTTACCGTATCGGACTGCCTAGTGCATAACTGCGGATACGGCGGCTCCGTGGGCGCTTTGAAGGCCATGGGGGCCATGGATATGGGGATCACGGAAGAGGAACTGGGACCTCTGGTCCAGTCCTGGCGGGTTGCCAATCCCCACATCGTGGATTTCTGGTGGCAGGTGGATGGGGCTGTGAAAACCGCCATCAAAAAGAGGATCCCTGTCCAGGTCAACAATCTCCGGTTCCTTTGCAAGAGCGGCATGCTGTTCATCGAACTCCCCAGCGGGCGGAGGCTGTCCTATGTGAAGCCTCGGATCGGGGAGAATAAATTCGGTGGGGAATCCGTGACCTATGAAGGCATCGGAGCCACCAAGAAGTGGGAGCGGCTGGAAAGTTATGGGCCCAAGTTCGTGGAAAATATCGTCCAGGGAACGGCCAGGGATATTCTTTGCTATGCCATGCAGAACCTGCGGCACTGTGCTATTGTAGGCCACGTCCACGATGAACTGATCATCGAGTGCCGCAAGGACGTAAGCGTGGATGCCATCTGCCAGCAGATGGGAAGGACCCCACCCTGGGCGGAAGGTCTGATCCTCCGGGCGGATGGGTATGAATGTGAGTTTTATCAGAAAGATTGAACGAAACCGTCAGAAAACACCTCCTGCCGTGGCTAGTAAGCAGGAGGTGTTTATTCATGAACGATATACAGAAAGCACAGATTCGGGAACTGCGGCTCCAGGGAGTCGGGTATCGGAAAATCGCCAAAGAAACAGGCATGTCGGAGAATACCGTCAAATCCTACTGCCGCAGACACCCTTTATCCCTCAAGGAGCCGGAAACGGAACAAGCCCATCACTGCCTGCAATGCGGTCAGCCTATTGAGCAGAACGACAAACGGAAGGAGAAAAAGTTCTGCTCCGATGCCTGCCGGATGGCCTGGTGGAATAGCCATCGTGACAAGGTGAACCATAGGATTGTACGAAAGCTGGAATGCCCTTGCTGTCATGAGACATTCATTGTCTACGGGAACGGGCAGCGCAAATACTGCTCCCACACTTGCTATGTAAAAGACAGGTTCGGAGGTGGCCAGGATGGACGCTAAGCAGTTGAAGCAGGAGAAGATATACCTGGCCGCCATGCATTTCATCAGGGGAATGCTCCAGAAGGGTTTGATTACAAAAGCTGAATACGGAAAAGCCGAACGGCAGCTCCGGAATAAATATTGTCCTGTAATCGGCCCATTATTAGCAGATATCGACTTGCTATAAATCCGGTTCAGAGTGAGTAATAGTAGCAAAAGGAGTTGATACAATGAAGAAAATCACGCGGGTCAGTCGGCCCATGCCGGCCATCGTGCGGAGAAAAAAAGTGGCAGCCTATGCCCGGGTCTCCGTGGAGTCGGAACGGATGAACCATTCCTTATCGGCTCAGATCAGCTACTATAACGGCCTGATCCAGAAAAACCCGGAATGGGAATTTGCCGGAGTCTACGCAGACGACGGCATCAGTGGAACTACTATCGACAAGCGAAAAGGGTTCAAGCAGATGCTGGCGGACTGTGAAGCAGGAAAGATTGACATTATCCTTACAAAGTCCATCCAGCGCTTTGCCCGGAATACGGTAGACCTCTTAACGACGGTGCGGCATTTGAAAGACCTGGGAATAGAGGTTCAGTTCGAGAAGGAGCATATTCACTCTCTTACCGGTGACGGCGAACTGATGCTTTCCATCCTGGCATCCTTTGCCCAGGAAGAGAGCTGTTCCATCAGCGAAAATGTCAAATGGGCAACCCGGAAGCGGTTTGCAAAAGGGGTTCCCAATGGACGATTCCGAATCTATGGATACCGTTGGCAGGGAGATCAGCTTGTCCCTGAGCCCAAGGAAGCGTCTGTTGTAAAGCTCATTTATGACAACTTCTTAAAAGGCCTGTCCGCTGAGACCACGGAAAAGCAGCTGGAAGAAATGGGAATCAAATCCTTTAATGGGAAACATTTCGGGAATTCGGCCGTCCGGAGAATTTTAGAGAATATTACTTACACCGGTAATCTATTGTTCCAGAAAGCCTATTCGACAGACCCCATCACCGGAAAAACCAAAATCAATCATGGAGAACTCCCACAATATTTTGTGGAAAATACACATGAGGCCATTATCCCCATGGAAACCTATAAAAAGGTACAGGAAGAAAGGGAAAGACGGCGGGAACTGGGGGCTTTGGCAAACTGGTCCATCGATACCTGCTGTTTTACCACCAAAATCAGGTGTGGAATCTGCGGGAAGAGTTTTGTGCATATTCGCAGTAAACGGAAAAATAAGGATTGCTGGACCTGTATTTCCCATAAAGAGAGAGGAAGAACCTGCCGTTCTAAGGGAGCTATCCCACAGAAAGTCCTAGTCAAGGAATGCACAGAAGTCCTGGGGCTTTCCGAATTCGATGAAAATGTCTTCCTGAATCAGGTTGATATAATTGTGGTTCCGGAACATCATGTGATGGTGTTTCATATGAAAAATGGAGAGCAGATTACACGGCAATGGGTTTCTACTGCCCGGAAGGACGCATGGACTAGTGAACGCCGGAAGGAATGGGGAGAAAGACATAAGCTAAAAAGCACAAATCCCAACCGAAAAGCATTCAATGAGTTCACAGGCTTCATCAAATGCGGGTACTGTGGAGAAAATTACAGGAGCCAACAAACTACATATTCTGATGGAAAAAAGGAACGGTACTGGCGGTGTGCTGGTATATGTGGCAATGAAGCCATCAAAGACAGCACTATGAAAAAGCTAACTGCTTCTGTGCTGGGACTGGACACTTTCAATGAGGAAAAAATGGATGAATCCCTTGAAAAAGCAGTTGTCCTGAATAGAGAAATAACATTCCATTTTAAAGATGGCCATACGGAAACCAGGCAATATAGAGAAAGAAAACGGGGAACCCGTCATAGCGAAGCGTATCGGGCTTATATGCATGAAATCATGCAATATGCAAAACGCAAGGACCCAGAGGCTAAAAAAATAATGCTTGCGCTGAAAGAAGAATGGAAGAGAGAGGATAATCGATGGCAAAAACAGTAAGAGCGATTCCGGCAACAATCAGCCGTTATACATCATCTCCGATAAATAGTCGGAAGAAAAGGAAAGTAGCAGGGTACGCACGGGTTTCAACAGACCACGATGATCAGATTACCAGCTATGAAGCCCAGGTGGACTATTACACAAACTACATCAAAGGACGGGACGATTGGGACTTCGTGGGTATGTACACGGACGAAGGCATCTCCGCCACCAACACTCGTCATCGGGATGGGTTCAAACGGATGGTCAAAGATGCCCTGGACGGGAAAATCGACCTGATCATCACAAAGTCGGTCAGTCGGTTTGCTAGAAATACCGTCGATAGCCTTTCCACTATTCGGAAATTAAAAGAACACAAAATAGAGTGCTACTTTGAAAAGGAAAATATCTGGACTTTCGACAGCAAGGGAGAATTGCTCCTGACGATCATGAGTTCCCTGGCCCAGGAAGAAAGCCGGAGTATTTCAGAAAATGTCACCTGGGGTCATCGGAAGCGGTTTGCCGATGGCAAAGTCAGCGTTGCTTACAGCCGTTTCCTGGGATACAAGAAAGGCCCGAACGGTGGGCTAGTAGTTGTACCAGAAGAAGCAACAACGATCAAGCTCATCTACAAGCTATTCCTAGAAGGCTTGGGAACAACAACTATTGCCAAGCAACTAACAAAACGAGGACTTAAAACCCCAGGAGGAAAATCCAAATGGAGTGCACGTACGGTTTACAGTATCCTTCAAAACGAAAAGTACAAGGGAGATGCACTTCTACAAAAAAGCTATACGGTTGATTTTCTGACAAAGAAAACGAAAATCAACGAAGGGGAAGTCCCCCAATACTATGTAGAGCATGACCATGAAGCCATTATTGAACCTCAGACCTTTGAAATGGTGCAAGCGGAACTGAAACGTAGAAATAAAGCACGGAAGTACTTCAGTGGTACTAGCATCTTTTCCACCAAAATCCAGTGTGCTGAATGCGGAGGATGGTTCGGTGCGAAGGTCTGGCACTCCAATGACAAGTACCGCAGGATCATCTACCAGTGTAATAATAAGTTCCGAAACAATACAGGGTGCAGAACGCCGCATCTGACAGAAGAGGAAATCAAGATGTACTTCGTCCGGGCAATGAACAAGATGATTACAGAGAAGGATGAGATCATCCAAACCATCGAGGATGCTAGGCAGGTGATCTGTGACAACGGAGACCTTCTAGCCAAACGAGATGCCATGCAGAAGGAAATCGGCATCCTGGTGGAAATGGCCCAGAATGCTGTGGAACAGAATGCACGGGTGGCGCAGAACCAGGAAGAGTACCAAAAACAGTATGATGACATCATCAGCCGCTATGATGCAATGAAAATTGAGTACGAACAACTGTGTGAGAAGATTGAAAACCGCCAGGATCGGAATGAGCAGCTTGGACGGTTCATTCAGGAACTGAAAGGTCGGGATAGCCTGCTCACCGAATTTGACCAGTCACTCTGGTGTGCTCTGGTCGACAAGATGGTAGTGAAAGACAAAGAGAACGTCACCGTGGTCTTTCAAGACGGGACGGAAATCAAGGCATAA